AAAAAGAAAAAAAAAAAAAAAAAAAAAAAAAAAAAAAAAAAATATAAAATTAAAAAAAAAAAAAAATAAAACCCAAAAAAAAAAAAAAAAAAAAAAAAAAAAAACCAAACACCCCGACAATGCAAATAAGCGTTTCGGGGTTGTGGTGGTACAAAATATTAGCATTATGAAAACTTTAGTATTTAAAACTCACAATAACGCAAATGTACAAGCCGAATTAATAAACCGGTTTGAATCTAATTATCCGGACGCTGAAATTGAGTTTTCAGCCGAATACGAAGATATTTCACCGGCTGATCAATTGGACGATGTTAAGTACATTAATGAAATTTGCCGCCGTTTAGATAGCGGTGATTTATCGGCCTGGTTTACTGCTAAAGTAACCGTTACATATAGAGGCTATTCAGCCACTGACTATCTAGGCGCTTGCAGCTATAACAGCTTTAAAGATTTTAAACAAGATGCTTATTATGCTGATATGATAAGCACCTGCATTAATGAGATTAATGTCGATATAGCCGCTCATAATGCGGATATCTGCAAACGGTTTAATATTCGCCAACTAAAGAAGCAAGCGGAGCAATTGGGGTTTTATCTAATCCCTAAAACAGCTATATCATGAAAAAAGATATATTTTGGCACCCCACCACAACGCGAAAGCCTGAATACCCAAACAAAAGGATGTTAGTAAAAACTTTTGGTAGACATTCTGAATATATTTTTGGTTATTTAAGCCACGATGGTAATTGGCGAGATTTCGAAACAGAACAAATAATAAAAGTTACTCATTTTGCAGAAATTAATAGTCCTTACCAATCATGATCCGCACAACCCGTATACACAAAACGACTTTTGTACGCAATTACCGCATTGCCCGTGCAACCGGTCTAAAACCAAAACAAGCGTTTAACTACGCTAAAAGTAACCCTATTAACACACAAAATATAAAAGCATTATAGTTATGGCAACTTTAGTAAAATTCTACCTAGAGAATGACGGATCCGGCGACGTGTTTGCAGTATTCCCGCAATTAAATTACAACAAACGTTTATATGGTACTACTCAAAAACAGTGCTATGCCCACACCGGGCAACACAGTTCATGTACCCTAGATTACGTGAACGGATGTGAGATGGCAACAAAATCCGAATATTCGGACCTATTACAAGAGCTTAAAAGCATTGGTTACGACTGCAAAGTACTTAACAAAGGGTTTAGAATAGAACAATATACGCTCCCCTTGTTTTGGGCTTCAGCTTTAGTTAACGACGATACATCAGGTATGGACGATAATGACGAAAAAGAGTTAACCGAATGGCTCAATGCCAACAAACCGGGTAGCTGCACGGGGGTATCTGAAGATACAAACTTCAGCACTTTTAACGGCTATGGTACTGAAGTATCAGAATTTACATTCATTAAACACTAAATATAAAAACATTATAACATGACACAGCGCCACAAACCGGGGCATAACTTTGGTCAGTTGTGGTGTGATGCTTAATTAACCCCTACGCCCTGCCTAACAAACGGGGTTTACTTGGTATGAGACTAATAAACCTAATCGGCTGTTTTTATCAAGGTGTAAAAGCCGCTCTAATTATGTACCTAATAACTAAATAATACGCTATGTTTAAAACCCTATTCTTCGCGCTGTTTGCCTTAACAAGTAAACCCGCTCCGACCGTTGCACAACTCCGTTCAATTGCTAAACCTCCCACGGGTTGCAAGTATGTTAAACCGGCTTTAATCGGAAGGGAGGTATATTTATAATGAAAGTATTATATAATTCAAAAAAGAACTCTAAGTGTGTAGACGTATGTTTTAATTGTAAATCTGTAATACTACTATCTGTAAAAGATATAAATATACAGGAAAAAACCTACGTGTGTAAAGTTTGTAAATCTGAACAGTCCCTTATGGGTGATACATTAAAGGAAATAGAAGATGAAACAAAAACACCTTAACCGCCTATTTGCACTAACCTTTATCAGCACGTTAATAATGCTTATTGCAGGCTTAGGTATGTTCTTTTTAAAACATGATACTTCGCCGACCTGGTATGTATCATGGTCAATAATTAACCTAATTGCGTTATGTGTATGCGTAACGTTTACATTATTTCCGAAACGATGGAAGAGTTAGATAAGCTATTTGCAAATCATGAAGGTAGACGCGATCTGGTTGAAATGCGCGATATCATTGAGACTATTCTCAAAGAGCAGGGATTAACCGATTTGCCCAAAAACGAAAATAAGCGAATAGCCATATTCAGTCAGGCCAAACAACGCTATACACAAATCAAACAATTGTACAATGGATTACCAAAACGCAAACATCAGAATTAAAATTATCGGTGCTCAAGGTATCGGCAAATCAGTTATAGCGGATCTGCTAACTGAAGCACTAGCTGAAAAGGGCTATACAGTCACTAATTTCGACGGTGAAAGCTTAAAAGAGATTAAGCTACAACACAATTGCGGGGTAGCCATCTACACAAAGCAAAAAGATTTAGATGACGAATACATAAAAGGATTATAACACAAAACAGCCTGCTAAGCAATTAGCGGGCTTTACCTGGTAAAAGCATATTAGATTATGAGCGTATTTGTAGAACTCAAATTGCCTGATAGCGGTTTAAATGTAACCGTATTAGAGATAACCCGATTTAGCTTAATAGTTAGCCGGTTTTTACCCGAACATTTACAAGGTATGGCAATACTTGTACAGGCTTGCAGAATCGAAAATGAACCGTTGACGCCTGATCAGTATCAGGTACTAAGCGAAACGGACGTAGAGCACATAAAACAGGCTTTAATTGCACAACTCATAAGTTTATGATTAACAACCAAATTGAATCAGTATTTAAAAGACGGGGTTTACATTACCTCAATACCGATAATGAGCTATGCAATCCGCATAACGATAGTAAGATAAATTTCATGCTACCGGATGCAAGCACGTACGCTAATGATCCCACGGCTTTAATATTGCCTATGGCCGGGGTTAATGCGTTCTACAGTGATATACATAAACACCACCTCAGTATAACTACCCGTAGCATTAGAATGTGTTTAGATAGGCTGTTTTTGCGTTTGGGATACGCATCTGTTATACACCCCGTTATGGGGTTGCATTATGCGGACGCGGTATTGGTTGAGCACGATGGTTTAATTAAGATTATAGATTTATAGCATGAAAGATAAACAATTTCCGGGCGGAGTTTTGGCCGTTGGAAGTACGAATGAACCACAATTTAGACTTCAACCGTTTACGTATATCGCAGTGGACGGTTTAGAGCAAATAAGCCGTAAAAAGCTTAAACGGCTAATACGTGCATTCCCTAAACAGAAAAAAGCACGTTTGCCGCGTAAACTTAAAAAGCGGCTTATTAAGCGACTTGAAAACAAAAACGCCGCGTATGTCAAAATGATTACCAGGCTTAAAACCGGGGCTTATAATTTGCAGCGTTTACCGTATAGTGAGCGAAAAACGTTTACGGATCCAGCATTAGGTAAACCGTATACACCCGGTCCGATAGAGGTCAAAGGCGTAGACTCTTTGTACACTATCCCTAACAATTCAACCAACCCTTAACCAAAACCGCCGATACACTATCTGCCCTCGGTAATGCCGAGGCCAGGTAGCCCTCGGTGACAAACCAAATCTGCTACGCGTACGTAGGCTTGCATTAGCTTGGGCCGGCGCTGGCGGCTGAAAAATTTAAACAACAGAAAAACGATGGAGAATACTACAGATCAACTCGAACCGCTAAAAAACCTCATTAAAGAATGGGGGATTAGCTTAACTGTCCTGGCCGATAAAATGGGCATGAGCAAAAGCACTTTTAAGAATAAATTTTATCGCTCTGGGGGTAAATACGATTTTACCGAATCGGAAGAAAAACTTTTAAGGCAAAAACTTTTCTGCTTCGGGGCGGATATGCAAACACGATCTGCTTTTGTTAAAATAGAATATACCGAAGTATAGTAATACTCAAAAAGTAAAATTTTTTCCTGCCTTTTAAACAGGGGGTGGGTTATTTAAAACAGATAAAGTTATGAACGAGAACACTTTTATACTTACGCACATCAGTCAATGGGTCATCAACTATAACACGATTATGACCGAGGCGAATATGTCGGAGTTTCACGAGCTACCAGCAAATAACCAAGAGATTATCCTACACAACGCCACACAAGAGGCGAAGTATTTGTGGAGTAAATTACCGGAATATCTAAAATCGTAATTATGGAAAAACGCTACGTCATCACCATGCTGCTTCCGATAATAGAAGCACCTACGCTCAAGCCATACGCCTTAATCCGAGTAAGCAAAAGAGCGTACCGCACTTTCGAGTTAGCAGAGAAAGCGCTGCTATCCAGTAAATCAATAGTACCCGGCAAAGCTTATAGCATTATGCCGGTTTATGTTAAACCAGTAAAGAAATAATCATGCAAAACGTAAAAGCAGAAAAACAAGAACCAGTTTCATTCGCAGGCATTCGCTTCGGCGATAAAGTAGATGTTTATGAATATCTACAGAAACACATTAAGCAGGATATCATAATCACGGGCAGTACAGCGCTCAAAGCCTATGGATTAACTAACGAATCGGACGAATTTGATTTGGATCTTATCGTCCACAAGCCGACCGAAGAAACTCAGAAATTCTTTGATTTTTTAAGTTCGTTCTTTCCTGAGCACGAACACGAGAAAAGCTATATGAAACCCGATCGCTCGGACTTCGACATAGGTAAACTATCAATGTTCAGATTACTCGGGCCGGGTCAGCAAGACTTCAAGGTGCATATATTCTATAAAGATAAAGCGCAGCAGGTTACGCACTATAAATTCAGAGATAAGACGTATCCTATAGCACTACCTGGCGATATATTTTTAGCTAAGAAGCGTTTCGCTCGTCCGAAGGATTATCAGCAGTTAGGGGCTATCTGCGCTAAAATCTTAAAACCGGAATAATTTTCCACACCCTTGCAAAAGTTAATCGGTTTAACTATGTTTGATGCCCCAACAGTATTATACTAATGAGCACCATACACGTTAAACCGAAACCCTGGAAAGAGCTTATAGCCGAGATGCAGATAAAGGATCAGCTTCAGTTCGATAAGCTGAATACCAAATCCATTAAGGCTATGATCAGCGGGCCTATCAAAGAGTCACACCCTCAGCGGGTGTACAAGACCAGCACTAAAGGCACTGCCATGACCGTTACCAGATTAAGCTAACCTTTCCAAGCCCCTAATTATGCAGCTAAACATTGCTACCGGTAAAGTATATAAAAGCCGTGAAACCAAAACGTGGAAGAACGTTACCATATCCTGGAAGGACTTAGTTAAAAAGCTATCGGTTACCATCCGAACGAACGAAAGCTATAAGCAGTACTGCGCCTTCACGAAAGAGCAACAATCCGATATCAAGGACAAAGGCTCTTTCGTGGGTGGGTACCTGTTAGACGGCAAACGCTCACCGTCCACAGTAGAGTTCCGGCAACTGCTTACACTCGATATGGACTTAGCCTCGATCGATTTCTGGGACGAGTTCTGCATGTTCTACGGCTGCGAGGCCGTACTGCATAGCACACATAAGCACTCTTCTAAAACACCGAGATACCGGTTAGTTATACCGCTTGACAGGACAGTAAACAGTACCGAATATCAGGCCATCTCCCGCAAGGTAGCAGCCGGATTAGGTATCAACCTGTTCGACCCGACTACCTGCCAACCGGAGCGCCTGATGTACTGGCCTACCAGTTCTAAAGACGGAGAGTTCGTATTCGAACACCAAACGGGTAAACTGCTATCGGCTGATGCCATACTGGCGAAGTACCACGACTGGACTAACATCAGCGAATGGCCGATGTTCGAGGTCGAAAAGGACTTCATGAAGCTGGGAGGTAAGCTACAGGGCGCACCGGCAGACAAGCCGGGACTCATAGGGGCGTTTAACCGGGCGTACTCCATCAGCGCGGCCATAGAAGCGTTCCTGAGCGACGTATACGAGCCGACGGCCAGCGAGGACAGATACACATACGTAGGCGGCTCGGGGGCATCAGGCGCTATAGTTTACGGACAGGACGAGTTCCTATACTCCCACCACGGCACTGACCCGATACACGGTAAGCTGGTTAACTCTTACGACCTGGTGCGTTTACATCTCTACGGGGGGCAGGACGGGGACGAGCGCGAACTGAGTAAGCAGAAGAGTAATAAGCTGATGGCTGATTTCGCCGCAGAGGACCCTAACGTAAGGGCCGAAGCCGGTAGCCGTAGGTTAGCATCAGACGATTTCGACGTACTCGAAGAGACCGAATGGCTGAAAACCTTAAAGGTAGATAAGTTCGGTATGTACGAGGCTACGATACCTAACTTCTATACGATCATCAGCAACGACCCCAATCTAAAGGGCAGATTAAAATACAACCTGTTTAGTCACCGGGCTATCGGTGTATTACCGTTACCCTGGAAGGATGGAACGGGCGAAATAGAGCTGGCCGATCACGATAGCGCAGGATTGCGGATGTACCTCGAGAAGCGGTACCACATCCACCATATCGGTAAATTCGCCGACGGGGTGATGCGCGTGTTACACGATAACGCCTTTCACCCGATCAAGGAATACATAGACGGCATTACCTGGGACGGTAAATCGAGGCTGGATACCATGTACATAGATTACCTTGGGGCAGATGACAATAAGCTGAACCGGGAGATCACCCGCAAGGCTTTCGTGGCTGCAGTAGCCAGGGTGTACGTGCCCGGCATCAAATTCGATTACGTGTTGACCTCCGTAGGACCCGAAGGTATAGGCAAAAGTACCATACTTGACCTCTTGGGTAAAGACTGGTTCTCAGATAGTTTTATGGGCGTAACGGGTAAAGAGGCGTTCGAGCAGCTGCAAGGTTCGTGGATCATCGAGATAGCGGAGCTGTCCGGCTTCAAGAAAAGCGAAGTGGAAGCAGTAAAGCATTTCATATCCAAAAGAGTAGACCGGTTCCGCGTAGCCTTCGGGCATATACCGGAGAGCTTCGCCAGGCAGTGCGCGTTCTTCGGCACCACCAATGAGTACGGTTTCCTTAAAGGCGCTACTGGTAACCGCCGGTTCTGGCCTATCGTCGTAACCGGCGTTACTTTCTACGACCTGAAGGAGTTGCCGGTAGATCAGATATGGGCCGAAGCCAAATACTATTTTGATCAGGGCGAGAGACTGTATCTCGACGCGGATTTCGAGCAAGAGGCAAGAGAGCTGCAAGCCGACCACACCGAGACAGACGACCGATCAGGACCTATAACCGAATACCTGAATACCCTACTACCTATCGACTGGCCAACCATGGACGCATTCGAGCGACGCAGCTATTTAGGAGATCCGGCTATGATCGAAGAAAAGGGCGAAGTACAGCGGAAAACTGTATGTGTGCCTGAGCTATGGGTAGAGTTGTTTAAGGCGGAGTTAAAGGATATGGGGCCGCATAATACTAAATACATACATCAGATCATGGCCACAATACCAGGTTGGGAGAGGTCAGAAAGTAATTTAACGTTCCCGATATACGGTAAGCAAAGGGCTTATCTGTTAAGCGGTACAATTGTTAAGAAGAGAAAGGCGAAGAGGGTATGAGGGATTTATTGAATACTATCCATACAGCCGATTGCAATTTGTTTATGAGCGATCTGCCCGAAGCCTGTATCGATCTTACCGTTACTTCACCGCCTTATGATAAATTAAGAGTTTATAACGGTTTCTCCTTCGACGTAGATTTAGTAATTAAGAACCTTTACCGGATAACTAAAAAAGGCGGTATAGTAGTTTGGGTTGTTTCTGATCAAACGGTTAAAGGCTCTGAATCGGGTACCTCTTTCCGAACCGCTTTAAAGTTTATGGAGATTGGTTTCAATTTACATGACACTATGATATACGCAAAGAAAAATTTTATACCTCAAACCCATAACAGATATGAGCAAGAGTTCGAGTATATGTTTGTGTTTAGCAAAGGTAAGCCAAACACTTTTAGCCCTTTAAAAGTACCAGCTAAAACCGCAGGACAGACAATGAAATTAGGTCAAAAAGGCTACGGGTTTAAAGAGGGGTCTTTTAGAAGAAGGCATGAAGAGATTACTACAGGTGAAAATAAAACGCCAGGCAATATATTTTATTACGCTTGTGGTTCAAGTGGCAAAAACCACCCGGCTGTTTTCCCCGCAGCTTTGGCGGCGGATCACATTAAAACGTGGACTAATCCTCTTGATATAGTATTCGACCCGTTCAGCGGAAGCGGAACGACTTGCGAAGAGGCTAAAAGATTAAGCCGGTGGCATTTAGGATGCGATATCAGCGCACAGTACGTTAAAGAAAGTAACGAATCTTTAGCTAATATAGACTCCATATTCGATATCCTATGAGAGAATCCTTCATAGAAGCCAAACTCCGTAAAGCCATACAGGCTCTCGGCGGTATCTGTATTAAGTTCACCTCCCCCGGCAGCATGGACGGTGTACCAGACCGGATCATCCTGTTACCCGGCGGTAGAATATACTTTGTAGAAACTAAATCGCCTGCGGGCAAGCTTTCGGCCATTCAGCGATTCGTTCATAAGACGTTCGCTAAGCTGGGGTTCCCCGTGCGCGTAATCGGTACTTTGGAAGAGTTGGCAGCATTTATAAATGAGATAAAATAATGAACGTCCTATCCCTATTTGATGGAATGTCGGGAGGCCGAATAGCCCTCGAACGCGCCGGTATTCCCGTTACTAACTACTTCGCCTCCGAGATAGATAAGCATGCTATCAAAGTTTCGAAAGCCAATTGGCCGGATATCAAATATATCGGTTCGGTCGTATACGTTGATATATCGTACGACGCGGCTACCGATACCTCCCGCATATATAACTGGTTAACGGGAGAGGACTTTACTTTTAAAGGTAGGATCGATCTGATTATCGGCGGTTCGCCATGCCAGGGCTTTAGTTTCGCAGGTAAGCAACTGAATTTTAACGACCCAAGAAGTAAACTGTTCTTTGAGTTCGTCAGGTTGAAAAAGCAGACGGGGGCTACTTGGTTCTTTTTGGAGAATGTGAAAATGGCTAAGGCTTCGGAAGAGGTTATATCGGAGTATATGGGGGTACAACCTATCAGGCTAAACAGTGCTTTAGTTAGCGCGCAAACTCGTAAACGCCTATATTGGACTAACATACCCTACTTCGGGCCTCCTGAGGATAGGGGGATATTTCTAAAAGATATACTACTTACGGATATTGACCCTAAATACATATTATCTCAAGAAGCTGTAGACTACATGTGCAGAGAGGTAAAAGGAGGCCGAAACCATTGGGATTTTCACCACCACCACGATTCTGCTAATGAAAAAAGCAGTTGCATAACCGCTGCTATATCTAAAGGAGTTCCATATAACGTACTTATAGATAGAAATCCTACATTACGGGTTAGAGAAGCTACGAAAATCGGATACTGCGAAGTAAAACCCGGAGAATGTTTCGACAATACGTTGCCGAGCAGTAAAACCCGAAGAGGTAGATATATGGGCGATAAAGCCAATTGTTTAACAGCTACTAATTTTCAATATTATCAATACTTAGGCAAAGTCGCGTCTACTTTTGAGAGAATGACCGCTCGTGAATTTGGTATAAATATAAATGAAAGCGGAGATTTCAGACCCCATAAGCTCGATGGTAGAAAAAGCGGAATCAGTGAAATAGGAACACTTCGAAACGAGAATAATAAAGGACTTACGTTAATATCTTCGCACGTACCGGTAGTATACACTGAAAACCCATTTTTAATACGTCGACTAACAGAAATTGAATGTGAGCGATTGCAAAATGTACCCGATGATTACACTATAGAGGCTTCTGGGACTCAAAGATATCGTATGCTCGGTAACGGTTGGGAGTGTAACACAATTACCTATCTGTTTAAACCTCTGCAAATAGCCGATATCCTATGAAGTTCACTCCCCTCCGACATCAGCAAATCGCATTAGACTTCTCATTAACCCGGCAAACGTCCGGGCTTTTTTTGGATATGGGCCTCGGTAAAACAGTCACCACCCTTTCACTGCTTAACATCCTGATCAACAGCTTCTCGGTAGATAAACCCCTGATCATAGGCCCTAAGTTCGTAGCCGAAGATACCTGGCCGAAGGAGATAGCCAAATGGGATCACACTAAACATATCACGTATGCCGTTATCACCGGTTCGGTACAGGAGCGTTTAGCCGCGCTCCGGGCTAAGGTAGATGTACACATACTGAACATCGAGCATTTAGCCTGGCTGGTAGACCTCAAACGGTTTAAGACCCGATGGCCGTTCGATATGCTGGTCGTGGACGAACTGAGTAAATTCAAATCGTCTGACAGCATACGGTTCAGGAAACTAAGAAAAGTACTACCTCAGGTACCCCGCTTGATCGGCCTTACCGGTACACCTATACCCAACGGCATGCTTGACCTCTGGGCGCAGGTATTCATTCTGGACCGGGGCAAACGCCTGTTTCCTACCGTGACCACATACCGTATGCACTACTTCCATCCGGAGAAAAAGCTGATACACGGCGGATGCACGTACGGCATTAATCCGGGAGCCGAAGAGCTGATCTACGAAAAGATAGATGACTTATGCCTCAGCATGAAAGCGGTAGACTGGCTGCAGTTACCCGAACGGCAGGATATCATACGGGAGATTGAATTACCCGACTTATCGGAGTATAAGCAGTTCAAGCGCGATAAAATACTGGAACTGGCCGAAGGTGATATAACCGCGTTCAATGCGCCGGCGCTGTATAACAAGCTGCTGCAATACGCTAACGGGGCGGTGTACGATTCGGATAAGAAGTATCACGTTGTACACGACCTGAAGCTGGAAGCACTGGCCGAAGCAGTAGAAGAGTTGCAAGGCAAACCTGTTATTATCGCGTATCAGTTCCAGTCCGACGTGGATAGGATCAAAAAGCGGATACCACAAGCTGTACAGCTAAAGAAGAACAGCCAGATCACCGAGTGGAATAAAGGCAAGATACCCGTTATGCTTGGGCATGCGGCCGGTATAGGCCACGGGCTAAACCTGCAATACGGCGGACACTACATATTCTGGTACGGCGTAAGCGCTAACATGGGCGACTATTGGCAACTCGTTAAACGCCTGGACAGGCAGGGGCAGAAATTCACCGTATTTAATTATCACTTTTTGGTAAAGGGTACGGCGGAACACAGTGTGTACCGGTCAATACAGAGCAAGACTTTAACGCAGGACAGGCTGATGGATGCTTTGCGGAAATATTAAAGTATATCGCTTAATAAGCGATTTATGATTCGCTTATTAGCTTTACCGTACATTTCTTTATCTTTTTCTATCAGTATGTAATTACGGTTTGTATTTAAGCAAGCTATACCAACGGTACCAGAACCGCTACAATTGTCTAAAACAGTCATACCTTCATCCGTATAGGTTTTTATGAAATACTCTTCTAAAGCAACAGGTTTTTGCGTAGGGTGTACAGCACCGCTTTGTTTATCCGATTTCATTTTAATAACCGAACGTGGGTATCTTTCGTCCGAATCGTAATCGGCTAAACCATGTTCTCCGTAATTAGTAGTCTTTTTACAATTTATTTTGTGTTTGGCTAAACTAACTTTCCTTTCGTGACCTTGCGTCTTTTGCGGATTATAAACAGGTTTACCTTTATAAAAAACTAATATCTGCTCATGCGCCCGCATAGGCATCTTCTTTGCGTTCAAGTGACCAGAAGCGGATGTTTTTTCCCAAATCCAATCATATCTATACACATCGGGGTTACTCATAATTAGTTTCGCAGCAAATAAGCCTACGGCGTTCAGCAGGATTACGCCGTTAGGAGATATAATACGTTCGTATTGCTCCCACAAAGGTCCGAAAGGGATTATAACATCCCATTTATTACGAGTAGTACCGTAAGGTAAATCCGCTTTTATTAAATGCACAGAATTTGAGGGTATATCGGTCATTACTTCTAAGCAATCCCCGTGAATGTGTCTATTTAGCATCAGTCCTTACGATAATACGTGTTTTCAAAACCTTCGGCATTTAAAGGTAAACCGTCCATCCACTTAACAGGTTTAATCATCAGGTCATTTACCTCGTCTATCCCGCTTTCGCCTATAGGCATCTCGCACACAACCTCGTCATGTATGTGTAACACGGTTTGAATGCCCCAGCTATCGAGGTTAAGCAGCGCGTTAGCTAAACAGTCCCTGGCAATTGCTTGCACCGCATTTTCTACAAGCTTGCCGCCGTATGTATCAAGTCGCATCCATTTGTTCACTTTCTGGTTTACACCGTAGTACTCTACCGCGCTACCTCCGAACTTACCGGGCTTTAGCCGAGCACCATAGTAGCATAAACGCCTACCGGATGGTAACTGCATCAGTAGATAACCGTTCTTGTAATCAAACGTAAGTCCTCTATCTACATTAACCAAACGCTCACCTCTGTAGGTTTGTTCTGCTACAGATGTTTTACGGCCATTGGCTATAGCATAAACAGCGGCTTGCTGCACGGCTCTCCACAATCTTACTATACAAGGGTTAGCCAAACGCCAGGCTTCTACGATAGGGTCGAGTTCGTCTACTTCTAAACCCATATCTAATGCCCCCATAGCTATTAGCGCATTAGCCCCGCCCTGGTAACCTAAAGCCAAAACTGATACCTTACCGCGCTGCCGGTCGTCTTTAGTGATATCCTCAATAGCTTTCTTAAACATCTGCGCGGCTGTAGCCTTATACACGTCTCCGTTATGCTTAAACACGTCAAGCAACCACTTCTCACCAGCCAACCACGCAATAACACGGGCCTCAATGGCCGAGAAGTCAGATACGATAAACCGTTTTCCCTCTTCAGCAACAAACGTTGTACGTATCAGCTGAGACAGCGTATCGGGCACAGGGCCATATATCATCTCGAGCATATCCTTATCGCCGCCAATAGCCAGGTTACGTGCTACTTCCAGCAGCTCACCATGATATTTACCGCGCGGCAGGTTCTGCGTTTGAACTAAGCGCCCAGCCCATCTACCGGTACGGTTAGCGCCGTATATCTGGTGAAGCCCACGGATCCGGTGATCTACACATGCACTTTTTAGCATAGCTGCATATTTCGATACCGATGTTTTAGATAGTTCCTGCCTGATGGCCAGTATGCGTTTAGATACATCGCCTTTACACTTAAGTAGGATAAGCGGAATACTGGCTTTCTTCAGGTTATCGATCTCGATATCCTCTTCGATCTCAAGCCACTTCTTTACCTGGGCGATACTATTAGGCTTCACAATACCCGATATGCGTATGGCCTCAGCCGTAAGGATATCTTTATACTCCCGGTCCATCCGGATAGCATTCTCTACCATGGTCATATTCACTTTTACACCATGGCTGTTTATCTTTAGGTCAAGATCCCATAGCTTTTTCTCCAAAGGCATGATAGGCAACCACTCTATGGCTTTAGCTTCGGCCATCTCGGCTGCAACGTCCACTTTACAGTAGTGTATGAACTGCTGCCACTTGTCGGGAGTATGTGTAGGCAGGTTACGGGTACGCATCTCGTTAGCCTTGGTAGGTTTACACGGTATGCAAAAATAGCGTATGAGTACCATACCCATCGTCTCTTTCTTAACAGCTACGTTCAGTGCTCTGGTTGCACCGTCCAGGCTAAGCGGTAAACCGGCCATGGCCACTTTCCACTGAGAGCAGTACCACTGATCAGGGATAAGCTTGATACCAAAGTAGGCCTCGATCATCAATATCTCGAACGGCGCATTATGAGCACGTTTTTGTACGCCGGGGTGTGTAAGGGCGCGGTACAGTTTCGCCGGTATCTGTTCTTTACGAGGCAGATGCCGAACCGCCCACAGGTCGATAACCTGCGGCTCTTCGCCGTTGAAGCTATAGCCGAATAAGAGTATCTCTACTTGTTCACTGTACTTATACGCCCCGGCTTTCTTAAGGTCAATAGGCGAATAAGTCTCTAAGTCGATGTTTAGGATTTGCATTTATTGCGGAGTGTTTAAAGCTTTTATTAGAGCATCAGCCATATCTACCGCTAATTTGGCGGTTTGTTCCGGCTCATTAGGTCTTATAAAAGTATGATCACTAGCTATACCTTGCATAGCTTTAGCGGCGAAATATTCCCGCTTGGTCAGCCCATCCCTTTCGGTTTTAGCGATTTTAACTTGTCCATCGTCCAACGAATAGAAAGTATTGTTGATTGAATCATTAGGTTTTGTTTCCATAATCTATTAGGTTAAAAGTTATTAATTTATAATATATCGTAAATTAAGCCGAAACGGCATTTAAATTTTTCTTCATTACGGATATCAACTCCGTTGACATTTCGGTACATCCACCCTTTAGGGGCGGTGCATACGGTTTTAAAACCTAATTTATCTCCGGCTTTTAAACCCGCTTCATCTACGCCCGTTTGTCCTCCGCTGATAAAGCTCTCTATATCCATAAAGTAAGTTAAATCTCGTAATATTCCTAACACCCAACTATCTATACCTGGTTGCCCTAATACGCCTTTAAACGTATATAAACCGTTACCCGCTATATTAAGCGTCTTAACATTTAAAGCAATAAGGTTCTCTCTGATTTGATCTAAAGTTCTATCAGTGTAATAATTGAAGTCAATTCGGAAATAGGGCTTCTTTAATTTGTCGCAATAGTTACGTGTACAAATCTCCCCTCCTGTTTTAAAGTCAATAGCCAAAGCTAAAGTTGCATCAGACGAATTGACGTTATGGAGAGTGCGGCCTGAATAGCCGTAGCTGCTATGCTCCTTAAAATAAATCATACGCTAAGCCGAAACGGCATTTAAATTCACTCTCATTCTTAATTACTTTACCAGCATCATTACGATAAGCCCAAAAGCTTTCGGCCGTACAAACAGTTTTGATGCCGTGCTTATCTCCGAATTTCAACCCAGCCTCTCCGGCCCCCGACTGACCGTCACTTCTGATCATCAGCGGTTTCTGATAGATGAACGCCGTCTTAAGGAAATAGCGTACGTAATCATCTATCGCTGGCTGTAGCCTGGTAGTCTTAAAGTCGTAAGCAGTACTACCAGTAATGTTGATTACTTTTACTTCATACCGGCGGATAAGCTTTTGCAAAGCCGCAAACTCTTGTATATTGTAGTATGCCACTTTGCTGATATCTACATTATGATGAACTTTAGCAGCAGTAGCGAAATCACCGGATGCAGAAAAACTGAGGGTCATATCAGAGTGTTCGATGTTTTGCTGCTGAGCACTGTCGAATTGTTCGTGGTCGAATAGGTCGAAGCGAATCATATACCGGTTAACCAATTTATAAATACCTCTTTAACAACTAATAAACACTCTTCTTCGCTGTTGCACTCATTTACTGAGTCGCTTATATTTTTCGAATAAACTCACCAAGTGCCGAGAGTTTCTGATTTATTGTAAGTGGCTATAAGCAAGCCATTGTAGAAAATACTCTTTTTACCTTTCGGCGCTCTGTCGGGGGTAAATAGTAAATCGAAGTCTAAACTATGAAGCATATTGCGTATAAATAAGTCCCACAATTATAGACATAAAATTGAATAAATAAAAATAATAAAATATTTTTTGCTATTTCAAAATAAGTCTTTATGTTTGCTGCCATGGAAGCGTTACTGACTTGGCCTGAGAAACTCGGCTTGCTTAAAAAGGGAGATAGCATTATTGTTGATACTCATATACAAACTGTTTATTCTGCTATTCACAATCATTTCCCCGAGGGTCAACCTAAACGGTTTACCGTCAGGTTAGCCAAGAGCGGCCCGCAGAAAGGCCAGCGCTTTGTATTCCGTCTTAAATAACCATTTTTATATTAATTTCAAAACATCAAAAACATGTTAAAATTCACATTCGAAGGCGCAGACCTTAGCGAAGTATTAGGTCACATCGAAAAATTTACGGGTAACATTGCTGGCGGGGCTACCGCAGCCGGAGCCTCAGGTAATGCGGGTACCACTAAAAAGAAAACGGTCGAAAAACCTAAAGAAGAAAAGATAACCCTTGATAAAGTGCAACTGCTTTGTTCAAGTAAGGTAGAAGGTGCCGACGATGCTGCCGCAATGAAAGGCGCTATCAAAGAAATCATGGAAGAGTTCATGGTTAAATCTGTAACCAAGCTTGAAGAAGCCGAGTACCAAGCGTTCTACGACAAGGTTAACGAGTTGTAAACAATGCCGGGCGCTCACGCTATACTGCCTGCTTCTGCTTCAAAGCGCTGGCTCCGTTGCACACGGGCACCGCGCTTTGAGATGGAGTTTGCTGAAAGCGAATCTACCTACGCCCAGGAGGGTACATTAGCCCACGCCATAGGCGAAGAGATGCTACGGCAGCGTAGCCGTGAGCTAACTCCTAAAATACTTAATAAGGTACTTCGTGAACAAGCGCCTCTCAAAGAGTATTATAACCCGGAGATGAAGCGGTACTGCGAAGAGTACGCGAATTATGTAGTAGACAGAGTGACACCTGCATCCAGGCTGATTGTCGAGCATAGGCTCGATACAAGCAGCCACGTACCGGAGGGGTTCGGTACAATGGATGCAGGTGTTATTACTCCTTCGGGTAGAAGGGTTTACACTCTTGAAACCTTCGACCTCAAATACGGCAAAGGCGTTCCGGTGTACGCCGAAGAGAACGAGCAAGCTATGATATACGCTATCGGCGTATTGAACGATTTCGGATGGATATACCCTATTACGCATATCCGTATGCACATATTCCAGCCACGTATCAACAATATAACCGAGTGGGAGATCAGTGTAGCCGACTTGTTAGCGTGGGGTGAAGAGGTGTTAAAGCCTCAGGCCCGTTTAGCTTTCGACGGTGAAGGCGAGTTCGTACCGGGTGAACATTGCGGATTCTGTAAAGCCAAACCACTATGCCGCGCTTTAGCTGCGTACAATTTGGAATTGGCCGCACAAGAGTTCGAGAATTACTCTAACCTGGTAGAGCCGGCAGAACTGACGGAGGCCGAACTGCTAAAGATTTACGACAACAGGAAACTTTTTGAGGGGTGGATAAACGCCATAGACGAATATGTCCTGAAACAGGCCCTAATGGGTAAAAAGTGGAAAGGCTATAAAGTAGTTGAAGGCCGGGCATACCGCTCTTACAGAAGTGTACCTATACTCAAAAGAGCTTTAGAGCGGGAAGGCATTACGGATATCTATAAACCGCAAGAAATACTCGGCTTAGGCGATATGGAAACGCTCGTAGGTAAAGAAGTATTCAGCAAGGTGGTGGCACCATTATTGACCAAACCTAAAGGTAAGCCTACCTTAGTACCGGTATCGGATAACAGGCAGGAATTTAATTCAGCATTAACAGATTTTACAAATTTAGACGAATAGTATTATGCCAAACATCATTTTAAGAAATGTGCGTATTTCCTATGCAGCCTTGTTAGAACCGAAACCGGACGATAAAGGTAACCTGAAATACGGCACAATGATTATTATCAATAAAAAGGATAAGGTCAACATCAAAGCGCTGGAAGATGCCATTCAGCAAGCCTACACCGAGGGTAAAGGTGCCATGAACATGAAGCCCGAGAAAGTACCGGCTGCATCCATCTCGTTCAAAGTGTGTAAACGCGACGGTGACACCGACAGGCCGGACGATCCGAATGTGGAAGGCTGCTTTTTCCTGAACGCTAACTCTAACAGTAAGCCTCAGGTAGTGGACCGTGACCCCCGTGTACTTATAGTGGATCCGAACGAAGTGTATTCCGGTATGTGGGTGAATATCTCATTAACCATTAAACACTTTATCGCGGATGGCGGTAAATCTAAAGGTATCACCGCTTACCTGGGCAACGTTCAGAAGGTAAAAGACGATACCCGTTTCGACGGCCGCAAGTCGGCCGATCGGGAGTTCGAGGAGTTGGAGCCATACGAAGATTTGGACAACGAGTCGGAGGATGACGAGGACGATATGGGTTTTTAATTAATAGAAGTTTAACCAGAGGGGCGAAAGCCCCTTTTTAATAACACAACGCAAAACCATGGAGCAAACAATTAGACTACTCGAAAACGAGATAGCCAAAAAGAAAAGAACCTTAAGACAGTTAGAAGCAGCTAAAACAGAATACTTAGATGCGGCTATAGAGACTCAAACCGGTATAAACAGAGAGTCAGAAGATTTATACCCACTTGAGCGACAGTTGGAGCAGATGTACTCGAAGTACCCTAAGGTAGAGCCACAAAAAAGTGAAGATTCCCGAAAGGATACGACACCTCGTACTAAAGCATCACCTAACAGATTGAGCAGATATCCCCCTTTAGATGACGACGATTTATAAAATACGAAAGCCCCTTAATTAAGGGGCTTTTCTGTTAAACACTCCAATACCAATCTTCCCAAACCGCTGTATGCATAGCAGCTTCTTTACACACGCTGCAACTGACCGAGCCAGCGCATATCGGATCGTCTATCTTCTGATAGTGCGCGTACAGTAAAGGTTCTCTCGCCTCGGTGGTTAAATGCGCCCACTGTCTTTGTGTATGCCAATATACTATCCTACCGGATGCCGTTTCATAAATTATATCGCCCCGGCTATCGCACACATGGTCGCGGCCGTCTATGAAAGCCAGCCCTTGGCCAACCTGTATAATAGCTGATTTAGAATTATGCATATCCGACGCTCGCGTTTTTAAGGTTATTCTGTTTTATATAATTCCGGCAAATAGCAGCTGAGGCATTTACAAATACCTTTTGGCCACAATGATAAACCGCAAAACCGCTGCCCCGGCTTGGGGTAGATTTGCTATGCAGGTAGTTAGCTGATCTGTTCATAGTTTCCAACGTTTAAAGAATTTTTCAAAATTGGCGATTCTATCTAACTCAATTTCGTTGATAGCTAACCGCGTTGATTCACAATAGGGCTCAGGTAGTATAACCTTACGCCTTAGGGGCGGATTACACACAACCACAATTGTTAACTTCGGTTGGCACATATCTACTCAGGTAAAGGTGAATCAACTGGTTTATTCTGATGCTTGATACGCTTCTGCGCCATAACGTACGGGTCGTTTAGCCTGGCAAGCTCTGCCTCCCCGGCATCATGCAGATTAAGCCCCGCAGCACAACACAAGCCCGCCAGGGTAACTAAAGTACCACCGGCCTCTTGCATAGGCTCACCCACGGGCTTATCCATTACGTGATCGACTAACTGGTGCATAAATTCCCGGCTCATGCCGACACTCTGTACCAGCTCTGTAGCCTCTTCAAAGAACCGGTGTGCTCGTTGGTCAACGCTGCTGGCAACCTTTAGGCCGAAGCACTCGACGAGCCATATTTGTACACGGCTCTGATAGGTGCTTAACGGTTCTACCTTTTCTACGACCGGCGTTTCGGTATGGGTGAAGTGAACAGTAGAGCCTCCGGGTATTTCGCGGAGTAACTCACGTATTTCCCAGCCTAAAGATTTGGCATGACTAACTGCGCGAGGGTCTATGTTGTCCCACCATTCGCTACCAGGTTTACGGGCTTGAGGTATAAGCTCTACGATAGTAGCCGAATATGTATTGGGCTCAAGCATGGTATCATAAAGTAAATCAGGGTTATAACTTGGGGCAGCTTTACCGAAAGCCACAGTCCAGTGAGTAGCTACTACCATCTCGATATAATATAAAAGTAAATAGCCGCTATGATCCACAGCATTAAAAACAACCCGCCAAACACATTCTGCTTAAACCGGTAAGCACGATAGGATAAAGCAATGCTCTCGCGTTCAAGCATTGTTCTTTTTACGCGGGCTGTTGCTTTAGCTATATCAGCTTTAAGCAGGTTACCTACCGGTCTGCGCTCGCTCGGTATGGCCGAATGTGTGCAATTACGGATACGTTGCTGCCCTCCGGGAAACACAACATTTACTAATTTGTCGGGATGGTTTTTTACTGTTATCATTATAATAGGGTTTTATTATCTCAAATATAGAGGATTATCTGTAAATATAAAAATATTTAAAATTATTTTTTGTTATTCAAATTTATGTCATACATTTGAGGCATGAGCAAGACATATTTAGCAGCCCTTACGGTTTTATATGCCGATAACATTGTCGCAGATAACGCTTTTATCCACGACATTAAATTGCGTCTTACGCGAGACGGCGTTAACGAAACTATCGAATACCTTGATAGAGAAGGTTACGACAGCAGATTATTTGAAGATAAGCAATTTGCGGTTAAACCTAAAGAGGGTTCGTGTATACTTCGGGTACAAGGAATGCTGTTAACAGGTACTCAGGTCGAACCGCATAGGGAAATGTACTCTCGTGGGCGTTCTTTGCTATCCGCTTCTGAGCGAGTGTTAGCCCTCCGCTCAGAGTGCATCAAAACCGTAACTACTTTTATGGCCGACTTCAATGAATACGCAGCTGACGACTTTAAGCTACATAAAAATAGGCATAAGGGCGTATTGCTCACTCACGGCGGGTATATTAATCACATTGAGAGTAACGCTATTCGCCTCGAGACTTTGGCTAAGATTGCCGATCACCTTAAATCCTTAGAAGATGCTGGGCGAACTGACTAACGATTATTTTATCTGGACGACTATACGTTGTCCTAAATGCAGCGACTCGCTGCTTTACATTATGGGTAAATTATACATTTGCGAAAAGTGCGGGCATTATGAGAAAACACCTGAAAGATAATTGGGAAGAGTACACTTTAGTGTTGGTTATAGCCGCACTACTGTGGTGTATATTTAATTTATAACATGACAACAAAAGAAATAGCGAAGGTCGCCGTAACAGTTACGCAGATCATCAAAACGAACCTGGACGCGGATCCGCAGGATATCATCTTTAAGATACAGGAGGCGTTTCCTAAACTACCGGTAAATGACATAATCGGTATCATAACCAACATGGCCATACAGTACGGCTTCGAGTACATGGATGTAAACGATATTATCCGCATCGTCCAGGCAGGGGCTAAACGAGCCGTTAGCGATATCGTGTGGAATGAGACGTGGCAGAATTTCGCTCAGGCGTTCCTATTCGCCGCTCACCTGGTAGCGAAGATAGTGCCGCCTAAATGGGGCAAGGTTATCACGTTGGTTTTAGATGCTTACGAGAAAATTAGTAAATAATGACTATAGAACAATTAGCCAAACAAATCTATACCGATTACTGCGTAGGTGTAGGAGGCGTAGCTTACAACGGGGATAAACTACCGGACGCAGATACTTTCTTCGCTGACGAGACTAAAAAGAAACAAGCGGATGCCTGGAAAGCTGTAGCCGAAAACCTGTACCCCAAACTAACGTCCGAAATATACTTACAACGCTCGCACTATCTGAGCGGCGTACCAGTTATGGACCGTATGACTATAAACCTGGGCAACGGGATGGAACTCAGAATAACCTACGATCAGTGGGGCAAACTGGTAGAAGAAGTTGGCGCCAAGGTTAAAGAAGATTTGGTGTTAACCGGTAAAGCTTTACAAAAGTTTGAAGTCAGGCGTATTCAGGTAAAAGATTGTATAAACGATCTGACGAAGCTCTTTTACCACGGAGACGAGGATGGTGATTTTATGTTCCGTACCGACATAAAGGACATTAAAGAAGAACAACTGTACGAAGTTTTAGAGAAACACCGAAAGGTTTTAGGATTCGAATAACTAAAAAGCCCCTATCGTAATGTTAGGGGCTTTTTACATTTAAAGTGCTTCTTTAATCTTGTCTTGGGCGTTCTCAGCCTTCAGGTTGGTATCCGCCGTAGTAATAACCTTGGCAGGCTCAAAAGCGAAGTTCTTTAACAGATAGGCTACTCCGCCGGCAATAGAAGCCATGGCTATAGCCGTCCAGTTAAACTTCAATTGCCCGGCTTCAACTGTCTGTTGGATAATAACCAACGCCGGTGTTAACACGGCCATTAATAACGCCCGAAGCCAGTCGGCCCCTTGCAGCGTAAACTTTTTCGATAATCTTACTTGCATATATTTTAGTTTAAATACTTATTACTAACCCAGCCTATCAGCTTACCGAACTCGATCTTACTCCACGACCCGTTACGTTCCAGTTCTACTACATCGGCTCCGGCCGGTAGTGTACGGATTAAAGTAAATTCGGTACCGGCTCCTGAGCGCAAATTAAGCCCTGTGACAGTCTTAAAGGCTTTAGGCGATACAGAACCTATCTGCAGGTACGAAGTCCCTGGGATAAACTTCTTTTCGGCCTTTATAGCTTTAAGCTGAGACACTGATAGACCGAAAGTCTTTTGGAAATGCGGTTTGTCGACTATCGACGACCAGTCGCCGCCCCACTGCCAGCCGTGCGCCTTGAATATGGCCACAACCTCCGTCCAATCGGCTATACGATCGTTATCATAATCGGTAACGTCATTCCAGGATGCGGTCTTACCGTCTATGATCAGGGCGAAGTCTAAAGCTAAGCCATAATTATGCAAAGAGTCTCCGGCTTTAGCGTTGGTAACCTTATAGCCCATCGGGCGTTGTTTACTTACGCCATCCGGGTTCTTAACTGTACGCCCTGAAGCATACAAGTCGTTCTGTTCTTTATCGGTACGAAGTGTATAAGTGTATCTCACCTTAGCGCGGCCGGTGAGGGCCTGATCACATAAGGCGAGAATGTCAAGGGCTTCGGTTCGAAGCTTAGGGTGTAGCAGTGCTACGCGTTTGGTTGATAGGGCGTCCATAATTCAAATATACAAAAAAGCCCCGCTTATGCAGGGCTTTTAAATTAAGAAACTGTCATTCTAACCTGGATGTAATTGAGAGCAGGAGGCGTTGACTGCCATGCGCCGGGAACTGTAATCCCCCAATCCAGATTAATTTTTACAAATTCATCTGTTAACTGAGCAGTGGTAGGGGCGATATTACTTCCGCGATATTCTAAAGAAACCGTTCTGCCAACAACGTCTAAAACAGGGGCGTTACCGATAAAATCAGTCTTGCCGTTCATGAATATTACAGGGCTTATGCCGGCACCCCACCCAAATAACGCACCATTCATAGGAACAAGTTTGCCCGTAAATTTCCACGTATTCCAGCCGAACAACTGCGGGAATCGAATATCCTGCTTGTATCTACCAAACGGGTTGACAACTTTTGCCATATTCCCGTTTGGGTTGCCTCCGTGCAAGTGAGCATCGCCTTGTATAATTAACCCCCGCGTCCCTTCGTCGAAAACCATCCCCTCTATCTCGCCGCCTAAAACAGGGTTGGCTCCGCTCCATAATATGGCGTGTCCCGGTTCATGACTATACAGTGTAACAGCACTGGCGCCACTTGTACCGCAAACGAATATGCCATATGAACATACTGTCAGCCCCTCCCAGGCACCATTAGTTGTAAAGCTATCGATAAGCGATTTGCTTACAAGGTCGTAAATATATAAGGTTACTATATTGTTAAACTTAATGTACAGCCTTTTTTCATAAACCACAATCATACCGGCCTCCCCGGCAACTGCAGGAAAGTAATCAGACTTTACTTTTTCTCCGTTTTTATTAACACATATTATTACCCTGTTGCCGTTTTGCGCTGAATTTGCACCCTTAATAGTGCCGAAAGCGTAAATAAACCCTTCTTCAAAATCATAAGCTACGCCCTGTATATGATCTAAAAAAGCAGTCACATTAATTATTCTTGACGGGTTTGGCGTTATAGTACCGACCGGTGAGTACGGAATCAGTTCTGATATTTTCTGATCGAAAATCCTCGATGTAGTAGCGTAGTTGTAGCAAGCTATCAATAGCCGCCTCGTGACGGGATCCATTGATAAACCAGTATTACCAGATATATACCCATTAACCGCACTGCCGTTAACCAGGTCGGTATCCGCTACCACGGTATAAGCTTCGTTCTCATAAGGCAACACGGTGTTATCTATTTTCCAATCCGCGCCATAAACGCCGGGCGCCCGGCCTATCCGTAAAAAGCCAGATGCGGAAAGCGTAACGGTGATGTTAACAGAACCCCGCATAGTGATAAATATATTACCAGACAAGTCGACATTGGTGAAACTATATTTCGCACTTGAATTTGCGCCAACCGCGCAATAGATAGTAACAGTATTGATGTTTATCCGTTCTATAAATATCCTCAATCTACTGCCAACCGTTAAAGCCAACGCGGCATTTGCCCCTACAAAGCCGGCAACACCTGCCTGCGGCCCTCGTACAAGTGTACCGTTTTGTGCAACCTGGAGTTGAGAGATAGGGGTATTCATGTTAGCGCCGAAACCTACACCTAACTGAAAACTACTGGTGACTGTTGAAGTCAGTAGTATATCAGCTTGTAATATTCGGCTATTTAACACCCAGGGTTTGCCGGTGTTAAAATACGTTTGGTATCCGGTTCCTGCGCCGTCTGTGTATCCACTAATGGCTACAGACTGCCCCGTTAACGTCTGTGATATGCCGGGGATGACAGTTGGGTAAACTGGGCTTTGTGTCGACCCCGATGAAAATCGGACGTATGGCATAGGGAGTACGGGGACTTCATTCTCAAATAATGCATTGTCTGAGAAAAAAGGGACTGGGCCTTTTGTCATAGCTATTACCTTCTTGCCATTAGCCATAAGACCCGGCGTGTCAGAAATTATCATACTGTCGTAGTTATAGCGTAGTTAATAGTAGGGTCGAAATCTCCTGCGGCCATGGCGTTTGCCTGCGCCCTCGTGAGGTTAATTTGCTTAGGCCGTAATGTCAGTTCGTCAAAAACACCATTACTCGACACGGGGTTATTGCTACCGTCTGTAGGGACTGCGTCTATGGTTACTGATGCGCTACCTTGAGCCTTAACGAAAGCGGTTGTGGCAATTTTAGTACTATCATCATCAGTTGAAGGCGTTGGCGCAGTTGGGGTGCCAGTAAATTCGGGGGAATTAAGTAGAGCGTACCCGCTTAAATCTTGGTCGCCGGTATTTACCCCGGACTGATTGTCTAATTTATTTTTATCAGTTGAAGTAAACTGTTTTGCAGTTGTTCCAGATGGAATATCATCCTGGGTTAATGATACATCACCACCTACAGGATCAATGCCATTAACCGATTCCACGGTACCGCTACCGTCTCCTCCCTGTGCGGCTTCCCCGATACCTAATAAATCAAAGTAAGATATCAATTCGGATAATATCACGTTGGGCGAAATTATATCGCCATTTCCATTAACGAACATATCCACATTAATATCCAAAAGCTCAGGTACCTGTATACCATAACTCCTAATTGAGATAAGGTCGTCCGATCTGAACTGAGTTGATAGATTTGTGATTTTATACCCCCAGCTTCCAGGCTGTTCGGTTAATGAGAATTCATCACCTTTACTAAAGGTAATTTTCGAGTTGGATAAAACAACTTTAATTGGATTAATCATGCTTTGGTCAAATTTTATTAACCAAAAATAGCTAAAATGTGATTATTTTAGCTATTGTAACGTATTTTTAACAGAATGGTAATTAACCGACTGTATCCTTAAACACCTCTGGTACTTTCTTATAAGTCACAGACCATGTAAGGAACATTACCAGTACATACGTAACCAAATGGTTTAGCCGATCCCAAGTTGTAAGAATATACAGGCTATCTGGTATTTGCATATGATACTCGAAATATGCCTTAAATCTCACCCAAAACGCCGGAATCTCCGACAGTGCGGCCGACGAATAGTACATTACTATTATGATTTGTACCCACCACTCGTTAGATTTATGCTCGAGACGCCGAAGGTATCTAATGTGAAATACAGCCCAGCACGGCAGCATTAGAACCATTATTATGTTTATTAAAGTTATAATATACTGATTAGTATTAGTTGTTAACTGATCCATTGCCTTTAATGTTTGTTAGATATGTACCTCCGGTAATCCCACCATACCACAATGTCGCTAATAGCATGCCAGCATTTACTATAGAGTATAATTGTATTGAATAATCATAAAACTGGAAATCCAATGCTGTCTTTGCATATGGAAGTTGTAAGAAAATAAAAGCGCCGGTATAGCCCGCAGCTTTTACTCTCGCCGATATTTTATTACTTTTTGGCTGGGCGTTACCTTCTCTCATTCTAATCGTGTTATCTATATACTTCCAAAGGACAATAATTACACCGACGACAAAAATAGTAATTTTAGCAAGTGCGAACCATTGCTCTTGGCAGCCCATAATTTTTTATGTGTTTTTAAATAACCCGTTTCTCCAAGCGCTTACAAACAACGAAATACAGATAATTACCCACAGGCAATTATAGACAACTATTTGTAAAATCGGTTCATTAATAACCCCGTGGTGGGTTAAAATTATTAATAAAAAATTACATATTACACATATAATAGTAAATCTACCAACCATTTCGCGCAACCAGGTTGAATAGCCGTGCCAACTATCTACAGTGTAGTACAATAGAATCGAAGCTGTAGTATATGAATACCACAGCTTCTTAATTTCCGGCAGATAGTCCGGGTTCGGCAAATTTAATACGTAAGTATTAAAAGAAACCAAATAAGCCAGTAAAGCCAATATTGAAAACGCTAATCTCATGGATGGCCACCAATATCAAGAACACATTTTTGCAATGTTTCACTCCAATAGTAACCCGTTTCACAATCGTGATCTCTACGGGCGTCTGAGCCGGAATTAATCAAACCGATTAACTCAAAGCCCTCGATTACCTTGTCTTTTCCGAATTTTTCGACTAATTTTTCAATGATTTTTTCCATTTGGTCAAAGTGTTTTTATTTTCCCGAATATACGTATTTGAAAAGAAACAGAAAACCAGAATAAAGGTCACAACCAAGAATATTTCTATTTTAATAATAGCTACTCCCCATAGTGTTTTTATTTCTGATTCTGTTGGTTTCATTAGAATGCATCCCTGTAGAGCCAAAAATTAGTTAATGAACTGGTTCCCAAACCGACACCAGTAAACTGCAAAGATACACTCAATGTGTTGTCTGTAGAACCGGTAGCCGCGAACGCTCCGACAGGCGTTGCGGAAGCGGTAGTTAAGTTAATAAGCGTTCCGTTAGGCTGTCTTATTTCAGCAAAGGGTATCTGAGTATTCATGCCGGTAGCAATCATATAAAACTCAACCGTGAACAACTGGTTTGCAGCGCCGCCTGTGAGAGGCGTACTGCTTAATAGGTTGAACGTTTGACCCCCATATTGAAATGTTATCGAAAGCCCCGGTATACTAATAAGAGGGGTTGTAAGTCTAAAGGTCATATACAACCTATACCAACGGGTAGGAATAAAAGTATTGGCGGGGATAACCTCGCTATAGAAAACAGTTGAGGGGCTTGATTGCGTAATCGTGGTTCCAGGCGACATAGATATTATGCCGCCCATTGGTGTAACAATCTTGTTTGATTGCCCCTGAGCCTTGCCGATATTCCCGTGGGATATTTGCCAGAATAAAAACAACAACGAAATGGTGTAGAATAATATTCGCTTCATTTTAGTAAACTGTTATTGTGCCGTTAAGCGGTTGTAGATAATATGAGTTAGTTCCGGTTGGAATAAGTTGAACCTTTTGACCTTGTGTAAGAGTTGCTCCGCCTGTACCCGCAGTTGTAGCGAAAGTAGTACCGCTTTGCATAGAATAACCGGATGGTACAACTATTTTAGCGCCGCCTGTGCCTGTTACAAGTATGGTGATAATCTTAGTGCCATCAGATGTAAAACCATTACATGGGGGCAAAGTAAGGTTATACTGCGTAGCGGATGTATTTATATAATCCCCGTTCAATAGCATGGTTGCATTAGCGGAAACGTTATAAGGCGTACGGTACATCGGGTCGTTCCCCTTAACCAAAGTATACCGAGTACCATCACAATAAAACATTGCACTATTAAGGACATTGTACGTTGTCGAAGTTGTTTTTGTGTTTGGATCCCAAATATTGCCCCCTGACGAAATACTTACTTGAATGGTATTTGCGCTTGCATCTGTTTTAACAACCGTAAAGTAACTACCCCTGCTTAACTCCGAGTCGAACCCATCGGTTAATGCCGGCAATGAAAACGGGATATTACCAGATGTACAATCGTACTGTACTATCCTATCGTATACGGTTGCACTATAACTTGCTGTTTTTGGCGTTGAGTTTACGCGTAGCTGGTTAACTTGCCTGAACCCTGCTAATGTATCGGTGTTTTGCGTAAGTGTTTTTTGGTATATGCTATTACTGTTTGGGCTGGTAGTTCTCAACTGAACACCGCCCAAGCCTGTATTCCCGTTTCTAACCTGCGCGTATGCTCCGAATAAACCACCAGAGCCTATTATGTTTATTCCATTGATATTTCCGCTTACGTTTAACGTCCCCGTTATTGTTTGAGGATTAACCTTATTAAGCTTGTCGTAGTAATAGCTTGTTAAAGCCAGGGTGTCGTTCGCGTTACCGTTTACAGGTAGTACATATGCGCGTGTTCCGGTTGTAAAAGTGCTTGGTACTCTAAGGCTTACCGTTCCGGTTGCATTACTATCTACCCTTAACGTCCATGCACCGCTGGTTGTAACGGCGTTTCTTATCTCTACTGAACTGGTGAAAAAAGCAGGAGCTTTCCATCTTTTAGACCCAGTAACATCTTGGCTCGTTGTACGAGTTACCGCATCCCCCGCGGTGGTGGTATAAGTCCTATTTGCTGAAAGGTCTTGAGTTACACCATCAATAGTAATTGTTCTTGTAGGCGGAACACCAGAACCCGAAACTTCACTTGAATAGGCAAACTTTTGTATGCTAGTTCCGGTTGAATAACTTAGTCTATTATCAGCAACGTCAATAAAAAGCGAACCTAAATTATTTGCCGTTGCCGTTATGGCCGATTGCGGTTTAAACTGCAAGGGTGGTAGGGTGGAGCCGTTTGGATCAATTAAAAACATGGAATTATTATTAATTGACTTATTGCCGTCCATGTAGTTAGTGCCATGATACCTCAATAGCATATTACCGTTAATGTCTATTTGCCAAGGGTAGTAACCATTAATCTTGGCGTTAATATACTGCCCGCTTAATGAAACCTGACTTTGAGGAGAACCAAGTTCTACAATATTAGATTCTGCATAGCTAATCCCATCAATGCTTTTGACAACAGGCACAGTAACAACAGAGCCGGCCGTGGCTGATGGAACCCTACCGCTGTTATCGACCGTGTTGCCTGCGCTATTAAACAAGTTTAATGTTACATTATTACCCGATAAGTCCCCCCTTGTGCTTCCGCTGGATTCGTCCAACTCATACCTTACAACTAAATTTCCAGTATATGGCGGGTTGGTTCCTAATCCACTATTATAGTTAACCGCTACATTGGCAGCTGAAATATTTGCATTGCCGAATTTAACCTGGTCGAAGCTACCGCTACAATATAAACCCGGTGTTAAATCCCTTCCTATAAAAAAGCCAGCGCCGTTTCCAATATCTAAAGTTGCTGTTTGAGTTGCTTTAGCAACACCGTCTAAATAGGTACGTATTATAGTGCCGTCATATGTTACGTCAATATGGTGCCATTGTTGATCTGTTACAATATCGCCTGCTATATTTACAGTAACGTTCCCGCCTACACTATTTATTGCTCCAAACCTGGCGTTGCCACCTACAATTGATATACCTGCGGATTTAGCCACCGATCCCCATTTAACCATAACACCCTGAGTGCCTGAACCTGTATACCTATACCAGTAATCCACATAAAACGGTGACGCCCCTGATGGGAACAATGCATCGGAGGCGCTCGCATATTGTGTAGAGGACGCAAGCAAATTCAATGCGCGGCCTGCATTCCCAGCTGGTTTATTGCCATTGAATATGGTGAAGTTATTCAGTAACGCATCTAACTGCATGCCCCCTGAACCGCCTGTAGTGGTTAGGCTGAGTTTAGGTAGTGTTTTACTTATGGTCTGATCTGCTGTAAAGATATTAGGCAGTTCCCATCCCGCTACCGTATACGAAGCATCTACGAAGTTGTAAACCCGGTCGGCTGTTAAAGCGGGGCTACCAAGTGTCCGCGTAAACCCCAACGGCGATTTCCATGAAAACCGACCTGTAGCATCAGCGAATAGGTTAAAGCCGCCTGTAGGCGTTGCTGGCATCGTGCTTTGCGACGGGAAGAATGAATAACCGTTGCCGCCTGTACCGGTAATATTAAACCCTTGCGCCAACAATCGGCCCGTATAGCTATTGCCGCGTGCGGCGACTACTTGTAGGTTTTCGTTGGCCAAATTAGCAGTAATGGCGCTATCAATTTGAGCCTGTGTTTTGCCTGAAGCAACGACGTCCCATCCTAAAGTAGTAGCATTCCACTCATAGTATACTTTAGGCGTTTTCACACTTGCATAGGTAAGGTTTCGCATATTAGCAGCTCCGTACCTGGTCACAAAACTGTCTCGGGCCGCTGTAGTTGAAAACGTAAGAAAACCTCCGTTCAACTCCTGGGCATTAGCTACAAAATTACTACCGCTGGCGCTATGCAACCGGCCGTCAGCCCCGCCTACTTGTTGGGCGCTAACCGAGCCGGATATAAGGATAAGAAGATATATTATAAATTTTTTCATATTCTAATTAGTAATTACTGCTGAGGTGCTTATTGATCCGAAAGGGTTTTTACTCACTGAAATATAGTAAGTTTGCGATCCTCCTACAGTGTTTATGAATACTCTACTTATGTTTAAATTAAACGCGGCATTCTGCGGAAAACCGTTAATATTTATGTTGTTAATAGGAGAAGTAGTCGCAACGAACATATATCTGTCGGAAGGCTGTTGAGCCAGTGTAGTCGTTATAAGTATATTGGCTCCGTTATTATCTTTAAATTGCGCTGCTATTATATTCGCGTCGGTCGGAGTTCCATCTCCTTGAAGAGCGCTTGTGGCAAAACCTGCATACCTGCGATCATAAAAGCTGAAAGACGTAGTAGGTGCTATAGATTTACCGTCAGTGGTTACAACTGTATTGGTGAATGTACTCGTCGTGTTACGTGGTACGTTAACCGATTGACTGCCCGAGATGGTACCGGGAGCCGCTGGCTGCGCGCCGAATATAGGGTATGTTTGAGAAGCTCCGGTAATTACCGCGCTTGCTATAGTGTTGGTCGTGGCCGCGCGCCCGTAAGTCCAGTTCAAACTATAGCTTAAGTTAGCTCCTGTAGGTAGCCTTTCCTGCGAAACGCCCCCGGTTAGAGTAGCTGTTGGTGGTGTAGTTTGGTAAAAGACAGCCTGTATCCATTGACCCGGTGAAATATTAGTACCGGGATTAAAACCAACCGTAGGCAACGTGCTTATAGGACCTGCGGGTATGATTTCTGCGGCCGATGACAAACTATCACTGAGGTTAAATATCTGCGTCGCATCCCACAATATGCGGAGCTGCTTATCGCCGCTGACCGTACGGGTTTGTATGGTAGCCGTCTTACTTTGCCAAGTCTGCCCGTGGGCGACCGCAACAAAACAACATAAAAGTATAAATACTATTTTCTTCATAGCGTTTTAAATTCGTTTATTCGAGCTTGCGTAATATCCAGCGTAACAGGTTGTCGGACGTATGTCCCGCCTAAAGAACTGATGGCGGCTTGCAGTTTAGTAAGTTCACCGTTAAGTAAGGATATCTGCTGCTGCAAAGCGGTATTGAGCGCCTGATACCTAACCAGGTTATCTGCCGTACCGGCAAACTCTATGCTGCCGTTGTTATGTAACCAAATATAAGTACTGATATCACGGGTAGTATCGTTTTTTCTTGCGTAGATCCGGTGTTCGCCAGGTGCAGCCAATTGCTTAGTATTCAAATACCCTATGATAACCGGCTGGTCGTCCGTATCGGTTTCCATATATATAGCGTCCATGCCTTGCAGCGGGTTAGCATCAGTACCAAACGGTGCAACCTCGTCGGCCGTCTTAGCTCCGTACTGAGCACCTTTAAACGACCGGCGATTAAGCTTATCGTATATTACGCTGTATATCTTGAATATGGTACCTTTCATCCGAATATGTTTTTAGGAGCGTCGCCGGTAAATGTTTCAGGCAGAACAAGCGTACCGCTCATTACCTTTTCGCCTGAACTCTCCGATATAACCGTACTATCCAGTATCATACGCACCTTATTAGGTATAGCCCGTTTAACGCTTTGCACCTCTATTACATCGCCCACACTTATTTTAGGCCATCCGTTTAAGGTAAAAGCCAGTTTTATGTTATCCAGTTCGGAGGATCTTTTGTTACGGGCTGCTGTTTTAGTGGTATAAAACGTACCTGAACTGAGTACGTCCACCGTAGGCCTATATCCTTTAACCAAAGGGTTACGTACCGTATCTATGGATTCTATCTTGAATGTATTGGTGGTCTCTCCGAAGTTCTCAAAGCCCCCGTCGTCACTTTCGTAATCATTATCAAACGCGTTACTATCTTCTGTATTTTTAGATGGCTGACGAATAGATGTAATATGGCTGTGCATATTCTGTCCGTTTACATCGAGCGTTAAATTTAACGTATTTTCATCGGTTAACAATATTTTGGCTTTATCGCCGATCTTAGGACGAAACATGATCAGGTTTCCGTATATATCGTGCGAGACAATTACGTTTTTCTGAGCCGCAATTTTACAAAGGTAATCCTTTACCGTTTCTTCCGGTGTGGCCACGCTCTTTTCGATAATCTCCGAGCAGGCGCTTTGCACTTCAGGGTAAACTATTAAAGTTATATTGAAATACTTCAAATACTTTTTAGCGATGGCCTCAAGCGACAGCCCGTTAGATTCCAACGGGTAAGACTCAGGCGGTATTTTACTATCCTCTAAAACACCTGGTACACTATACCCCGAGAAGTACACGAGATCCGGCATGGCCTCGATATTGAATCGATGGTTAAGTATCGTACCGGTTGATAGCAATGTATCGTCATCATCAAAGAACTGTACCCTATGATATGACAAAGGCCTGAACAGCTCTTCGTTACCTGGTATGTTGTTTTCGTGCGCGGTAAAAGCAAAAGTAGAAGCAACTGCCGCTAATGACGTGTTGATAGATACATCGTTAAAGAACTCGTAAAATTTACCGGCGACTTTTATTTTCATACGTAATAGCGTATCGTTGTACCTTTCGGTATCAAAAATAAAAACTTATTACGTATATTATTTATTTTTCTGAACGAATCGATATTTTTATCCTCTTTATCCAATCCTAAATACCTGTGAACTAAAACAATAAGATGTTCGTCTTTATCAGTTGTGACAATTCGTTCCTGTTTTGCATTAAAGGCTACTTCAACCAACCCGTTAATAGTCTCACCTACGAGGCTTTGCAAGCTCTCCTGATTAACGGCAGATGCCGCATAGCTATTTGACGGTTTAACATCTTTGGTGTAAAGGCTATCAAGCGTACCGCGATACTCATTAAAGGTATCTCTCAAAATGCTGTTATACTCGTTTACTTGAATACGTGTATCGAAATCCCCTATTTGCGGAGCGGTTAAAGCTAAAGCCATGGCTGCAATAACCGATCCGGCTGCGGCCTCAAAATACAGCTTGTTATTTCTCACCGGTTTAAGCGTAACGGTGTTGATCAAACTTCTGAAAACCGACTTAAATAAGTTAAATCTGTACTCCATGCCTATGTTAAACAGCGCGGGCTCCATTATAACCGTCTGCAAAGCATAAATTCCATCCGTAGGATAAAGTATGAGGTCGTTCAACTTAGACACAGCCCTGTTTTTCGCAAGCTGGTACTCGTTATACTTCTCGTTAGTAACAGTTTTGTCGATAAAAGCCGTAATCGCATTACTGCTTTCCTTAACCGTATTTACGTCGGCCGGCGTTAAAGCAACCTTATTTCCGTACTCTTCGGATGATATGACGTGAAACTCTTCTGCCTTAGAAGCTATGTTATCCTGGAAAGATACCGACTGTTTGGGGCTGTTAGAAGTTATGGTCTCTAAGAAATCTACCGATATGCGCGTAATGTTCATAGCTGAACTATCTCTAAAGATAGACAGCGGCTGACCGGTTATGTCTCCGTAATAAGGGTGATGGACAACCCACGCCCGGCTATCCTTGGCGCTAAGCAAAAAGGCGTTAGACTGATCGATATTATCTTCGCCCTGGAATACGAACAAGAGCGGGTACTTATCGGCTTTGGCTTTTTTGCGCACAACCAGACTACCCTCTTTATTGATGAAATCAAACACCGCCGCATTAAAATCCGTGGTTGATTCTGAACCTTGCGGGAAGTCCGGGTACCACAATTTGCCATCGCCTGTACGTATGGTAAATATGGTATTCTCTATTTTGTCCTTCCAACTCATGTTCTTAGTATTTTATCGAACTGCCTTTGCGCTTCTTTAGCGTAAAACATCGGCAACTTAGGGACGGTTAAATTAGCGGCTTCTCTGCTGAAGTGCGTGGGCTTTATATTTACGGGCTGGCCCTCCCGGTTCATAGTTAGTATTTTAGATTTTATGCGCAGGCCTTTGCGCTTAAATTTCTTAATGCTCGTTACCTGTAAGGTGAAACGCGTACCGCGACTATCTTTAAAGGCGAGTCTCTTCTTTTGCTTTAAGGCTACGTAAGCCGCCGCTACGAATTTACTGCTTTGTGTAGTAGCCCGTTTAAACTTACCACGAACATTCTTATTCTTATTATAGTATTGGGCCTTGGTAACCTTTCGCGCGTTATTGCCACCCCTCGTAGCTTTAAGGTAGTGCAGCCCTTCGCCTATGTCTCCGCCCTCTTCTTGCTGGGCTAAGTGCCTGATAGCAGGAACGACCTTTGATACACCCTGAGCTGTCATACCTACCTCAGACTGCATACTGTCTACATTCAGCCCGTTAGCTTTACTTACACCACTAAATCGCTTAAAGAACGTAGGTACCCGTCTTATGAAGTTACGGGTAGCCGATTGCTCGAGCGTATTCATCTTAACATCAAAAGCGGCCGCGTTTAACGTACCTCTTACGGCCAAGGGAAAAGCAGATTTACGTATCTGCTCTAACTTGTTGGTTAAAGTTCTTGATGCCGATAAATCTACGAATATTCTGGCCATGTTAATAAACCGGTAAAACCCACTTTTTAGCTACATCGCTTCCGCAAAAATACACATCTGTTTTAAATATAACGATATTACCAATATTACCCGGTATAGTTATACCTGATACAAAAGCCCCTGTGTTCAGGTCGTACTGCTCTATGGTGCCCGATATAAAAGCGTATAGCTTACTATTATTTATTACTGCGTTAGTAGTTTTCCTGAATGCCCCGTCCAGTGTTACCGTACTGGCCGGAGCGAAAACAGCTCCGGGTAAATCCATAGCGTATTTTGCTATAACGTTCTGCCCTGCCGCGTTTCCTGCGTTGTTAGTTAGGTAAAGTGTGGATCCGTCGGTGTATGCATATGGCTGTCTGTCAGTAGCGCCCGAAGCAGGTAAACCTGCAGCAGCTATTAGCACCGGTGCATTACCTAAATTACTGGCATCGAACCTGTAAAACCTGTACAAGCCTGTAGCTGGTCTTAGTGTGAGGCAAACGATATAACTGCCTACAGCCAGCATTTCATACACCAATACCGAAGCGTCGGATTCGGCCGAACGTATAAGACCCTGCAAATCGTATTGCTCCGGGGTATCCGCAAACAGGACGCCCTCGCTTTGATACCAAAGCTTACCTGAGTTGTTGAAAGCTAAAGGCGTACCGAGTACCGGGAATATCTCTGATGCGGTATTGCCGCTTGCTGCGGAAGTCCAGCTGTACGCACGTACGCCCGTTTGGTCTAATATGAGCAGCACTTCGTCCGTGGCCTTGAAACCTGTAGGCGAAGTAAAGTTATAAGTCAAAGGTCCTACGCCTTTAAAGGTGTAAACCGTATCGGGATTATATCCTGTAAGCGCCCTGGCGATAAGGAAATACTTATTAGGTCTGCTGGCTATTTCTATAGGCACCGAAAACACCGTGCCGGCCGCTGATAGAGGCTGCTCTACGTCATTGTACGTATTGGCTAATTTTTGAAGGGCCTCTAAAAGCTGATAGCTTGTGAGCTCGCTGTCCTCAATAGCGTTCGGCTCTATGCCAACCGTCCGGAGTATAGCATACACATTGGATAAAACGTCCTGGTATATCTCCCTAACTACCGGAGTACCGGTATCGGGCGTAGTCTCGTTGATTACGGCACCGTCAGGATGTGCCGCTGACACCTCCTTAGGTATGCCGGCACCAAGCATGGCTACGGTTCTCATAATTGTATTACTTCTATATGTATTTTTAAGCTTTCGTTGCCCGCCGAGGTAGTAACTACCGCGAACTGGAATTGCGTAGCATTAACCGGTACGAATACAGGATTAATTACGTTCCTGTCAGCAGCTATGTTCCCTTGCGATTCAATAGCATGCCTAACCATGTAATTCGTGTTATCCATGGCATTCTGTAAAGTTACCAGGTAAGTAGTAGTAAAACCACCCGGAAACGTTGACTGCGCTATGGCGTTAGTTATGTTGCCGCTTACCGGTTTAGATACTGACGAAGCCGGTTCGCCCGGATCTACACCAGAGAACCACCCGCGATTACGCACATTCGTAAGACCGTCTAACTTCTGTTTATCCGCTAAAGACATTAGGCCGTTACGTATAGTACTGACCAGGTAATCATCGCTATCCGCTCCGTTCACCCGACGGATAAATGCCGTAAGGTTACTAAGCGGGGTGGTAGCCGCAGTATCTATGGCTCCGTCGTTTTCCTGATCTTGAGTAGCTGCTTTAAGAAAAGCCAAAGCGGTTATTAGCACATTAAGGTTATCAGCAGTTGCCAATCGGGTGATGATCATATTAGCCCCGTTGGCGGTTATCAATACGTAATCATTAGCTTTGTAAGAGCTGGAAACACTTATACCTTTTGTTACTGCCGGTGTGGTTCCTTTTATAGTCGTCTCCGCCCCTTTGTCTACTAACGCCTTAGCTATAACAAACTCGCCTACGCCCATGGTTTCGATTTTAACTGTAAGAGTTAAAACCCCGGCATCAGAACCTAACTGTTGTATGAAGTCATTCTTACCGGCAAAATTCAACAGCGCATTTATGTACTGATATCCGTTAGTCTCATTATCAAAAGTACCGGTATAGTCCAAGCCCGCTAAGCGCATCAGCTTATCGAAAAACTCAAATATATCGCTATGAGTTACACGGGCAACCGGCGTACCGTTATCGCTACCGTCGTTATCTTGTATCTGGCCGTTGGGGTATGCCGCCAGGTCGGATTTATCTATATTTGGCTGATCGCCTTTGTTAATTGCCATACTACGTAAAATTAACTAATAAAAATGCAACCATATGTGCCGGTTTTAATTTTAATACTTTTAGCCTAAACTCTTTCTCTCTGAACTGCGATACAGTAGCAGGCTGTTCAAGCGTTTCGCCGGATATGAAAAAGGTAGCCCACAAATTACCACCGACTGAATAATTTTCGGCTCTATCGCTGTTGGCCACTACGGAATAACCGCCGCCTCCGAATTGCGTTCCGCCTCCGAATTGCGTTCCGCCTCCGAATTGCGTAGCCTCGGTCGAATCGCCTATTACCTCAGCTGGTGTTTTACGGTATATGTTGCCGCCCCCGTCATAGAAAAAGTTATTATAGACACGAACATTAAACCCATCCTGCCGTAAAGCGTTTTCTACGTACAGCCTATGCTGCCTGGCTTTTACGTTACCGGGGAACGCCATTCGGCGATATATAATATTTGTTCTCTGCGCGAGGTTAAGCGCCGGATTGTACTCAATACCGTACCGCCATTCCCACATAGCCGCGTCATCCGCATCGAAATTATCATTATCAGGGAAGGCTGAATCCAGCAAACCCTCCATATCGTCTATTAGCGTTTGAAACGAAGTGTTAAACGCATCGTGTAGCTTTACGAAATTACTGCCTTCCGGTAAATTAAAAGCTCGGCCTGTAGGGTAGAGTAACGAAACCAGCTTAAACAAATCTACAGGCGGAGGCGTTACGCGCGGGTATCTGTGCGGCGTATCGAATCCGTGAGGGGTGTTTAGCCCGTGTACGGTGCTATCGTCTGTTACCTCGTAAGCCATTAACTGTTAAAAATTTCTTCAGCTTTTACATGTAGTAAATCCATATTCTCTCTACCAAGTGTTAATAAAGCTTTTACTCCCTCAGCAGTATAAATACTTTGCCTCTTAAGGCCTCCGTTTTCATAGTGATCAAAATAAGTATATTCTATATTATTGGGTGTTTCGTTTCGGATGTTAACACCTGTAAAATCTTCAGACACTTCTTTAGTATCTAACGTTATTCTGTGTTTCATAATAGGGCTAATTATTATAAGTAATGTTTCTCAAATAAGGAATATTCGCCAAAGCAAAAGTATAGTTAGTCGCCTGAACGCCGTTTACATACATAACGAAACCTAAGAACACATTCGCACTACCTACCGTATCGTTAACTACACTTTGCAGCTTTATGGCTGATAACAAATCGTTCTTATCCCGAGGCAAGTCTGCAGCCGCTACGTAAGGCCTTACCGTATAAAGGTAATTGGTTATGCTGGCTAAAATATTAGCTCGTATATCCGCAGTATTAGTTTGCAAACCTGTAATGATAATATCCACCGGCTGCGGATTGATAGGCAATACCTCCAAAGGTACGCCTACCGGTATCCGCCCGCGTTCATCCAAAGGCCTTGTTTCGTCAGGGTCGAAGTTTATAACCTCTTCCACGTTTTCTAATAAAGTAGCATCAGGTGTACCATGGCCGTCTGTGCTGTTTGCCGTTAATGCCTCTACGTACACCTGTACAGTGCCCGCTTCGCCGTTTTTAACATAAGGGTATACCTTACGAACGCCTTGAGCATCTGCGGCCCATATCCGGTAATCCGTCTTAGCGCCCCCTTGCGGTTCAAGTAAATAACTATCCAGCACTACTGACCGGTATTGTTCTGTGGTCTCTCCCTCTTCGGGGGCATCTGCAATAGCGGTAACCGTAACCTGGTTGTTAAGGCCAAGTACCGGTTCGGTTACGGCCAATCGGTCACCTACAAAAAGCAGGTAATCAACTCCTGCGCTTAACGCCCTGAGCGTTACACTGCCTGTTCCCGATACAGGTATCTCGTATTCGTCATCCAGAATATATAGATTGCCAGGAGCATTGCTTTGATCGGTAGACTGGAACGTAAGCTCTGCGCGTAGAATAGCCCCAGCCGTTCCAGTTACCTGTGTAGTATAGTAGCCTTCTGAGGCGGGGAAAGGTAATCGGTTTAATCGTATAAGCCCTTGCCGTTCTAAAGTACCTCCGTTAGCAGCGCTGTCTGCTTTATCGGCGAACATGTTATCTTCAACATCTTGTAAATATAAATAGGCCACCTTTAACTGTGCTGCCAACACTGCGGCCATAGCATTTAAAGCCATCTTTAACTGAGCATCAGTAAGCCCCAACTCATTTTGAAGTTGAGTAGCTAAGTCGTTATACAGCTCCGCTATGGTAGGAATTGGCTTCATATTATCCGGTTAACTATCATTTCGTCTTTAGCGCCGTCCCAGAGAATTTGCATTACTACGTCTTGCTGGTTTTGCGGCCGGGTGAGTACGACAGTTATTTCTATTTTATAAGTGCTTAAAATTACAACATTTACCGTAACATTAGCAACGTTTTTTAAGTATTGCATATCGTACTCTACCGCCCTGAGTATAGTGATCCGGCCGCTGCTGTTAGGTACGGTAGTACGAAGAACTCTTTCGGTAGTTGAATTAAACTGCTTCTCGGGCGTATCACTGAATAGCAGAGCATTACCCCACCAATCGTTCCTTAACTCGTTAGCTGGTGTGTTAGGTTCAGTAGAAGCTTCTACGTTGCCTCCGTAAAGAGCTAAATATGCTTGCTGATATATCTGCTCGGTAAGCCCTATATCGTCATCAATGATAGCTATTTCGCCACCGCTGCCGTTCTCGAACAGGTTTATATCTTTGGTACTCATTATTTCTGCCCATTAGTAGATGACACTTTAACATCGCTGACCAAGGTACCCTTAGTACTGGTACTCTTAACAACTCCCGGCGGTGCATAGATATCTATACCCACTCTACCTGCTTGTTCGCGCTGGTTATTAGCTACATCCTGAGCCTTAACAGAAGGACTCATTAGCACTTGGCGTATTTGTTCATGGCCCGTAGCATCTCCTGTTTTAACGAAATCTTTCCACCCCTCGGGGGTAGTCGGTACTTTATTAGTAGCGAGATTGCTGAGCGAACTGGATCCGGTTACCCCGGCTAACCACATAATCATCTTTTGAACCGGTTCGAGTATACCCGCTATAACCGCCCTGAAAGAGGTAGCTAAGCCGGATAAAAATCCCTTATCACTGAATGATTTCTTAACGGAGTCCCAATTGTCGTGTATACCTTTTATCATACCCGCCAATACAGCTAAAGCAAAAGAAGCTTTACCTATAGCTCCTGCCGCTCGTAAAAGACCGGCTCCTGATATACCTGTAAGAGCAGCGCTAAAAGCTACAGTGGCTTTAGTAGCCGCCCAAGTGACTACCGGCCAGCCCACCATTACGGTTTGAAACGCCCTTAGCGCGAAAGTATACGCCCAAATAAGAGCAGCGCCCACTTTCACGGTGGTATTATATACTAAGAATACGGTGTTAACCGCCCACATGGTGCCTTTCAGTATGGCGAACCACTTGATAAATGTTATAGCTTTATCTATCAAGCCATCCATGTTATCGGTTACGTACTCAAGTAACTTGCGTAACCTTGCCATACCTTTACCCACCTTAGTATCGGTAATAAGGTAGTTAGCGAATGTGTTCTTAAGCCTGCGCCAACTTTCTGCTACAGTATCTCCATTAATGGCTGCTGCTTTAGCCGCTTCGTTGGTATTGGTTAGCTTACGAGTCAGTTCGTCAAATTTACTCAGATTTCCAATCAGTTCTCCTGCCTGGGCTATACGGTGTATACCGAACACGTCGAACAGGAACTTATCTTTACCTTTAGCACTTTTAATCTGCTTATACTTCTTAACCACGTCGCCGAAAGCGTCGCCTATCTTAAACACTCCGCTTGAATATCCGGCACCCGCCAATTGTAGGCGGGTGATCGAGGCCTTAATAGCGTTACCTGCTTCTGATGCCTGGAAACCACTTGCTGCAAGTATTTGCACCAAGGCGTTACTTTCTTCAAGCGTTACATTTGCTCTTCGGGCGACGGAAGCGAAACGGGAAAAAGCCTCTGCGGCTTGTTCTATGGGGGCCGACCCGTACTTGGCGCCGGCAGCTAAAGTATTAGCCACCCGGTCTGCTTGATCTGCCCCAAACTTAAACTGCGTCATTATGGTGACTAATGACTGAGCAGCCTCTTTAAGAGGTAAAGCCCCTTTAGACGCTTTCGATAGCGTAATGGCCGAGCGTGCTACGGCATCCAGGCTTACTGCCGTTTTGGCTAAATCGGGGTTTAACTCCGCTATTTGAGCATAGGCTGCAGCTACATCTACCGCGCTTTCGCGGGTTATCTTAGCCGTATTTTTTATCTGTCTATCGAATACTCCTAATTGAGTTTTACTGAGGTCGGATAAAATACTGTGTAACCCAGCTAACTGCTTCTCGTATTCGATAACCGCCCCAACGCCGAAATTCAACGCGCCGAACAGTCCCGATATGATTATCATGGACCGGACGAATCCCCACAACTGGCCTCCCAGCCCTCCGAAACCGGGTATAAGGCTATTCACCCATTTGTTAAGTTTACCGAATTGTACTTGCGCTCTACCTACGAAATTGTTTACGTTTCGCCCCATACGAGAAACGACCGAGGACAATCTGTCAACGGCCGTAAATATGGTTGGTACAACGTAACCCGATCTTGCTGGCATAATTATTTCTTCTTATTAGCGGCTTCCAAGTCTTTATTTTGTTTAGCGATTATATCATACCAGTAAAGGATTCCATTATAATCTTTATCGTCGTAGTACATCTCTTCCGAGACATACTTAGGGTTAGCCCAATTATAAGCCCCTGCTAACGTAGCAACGCAATTCGCTATCTCTTCGAGGCTTACGTAAAAAGGCCCGTCAGCTGCTGAACGGTTTTGTAATCGAACTTATTCAACTTGTTCAAATATGCTGGCACTTCCAGCCCGCACAAGTGCGCGGTAAGCAAATTACCGAAACGGATAGATTGCTTTTTAAGGTCAAGACCCCGGCCTATAGTTTCATAATCCATCGGTTTAACTCGGGTTTTAAAGTGAATCTCCGTTTTATCGACTTCACCTTTCTCAGTAAGAATAGGCTCGCGAAGCAACATTTTAGGGGCTTCTTTATCATCCAAGTTCAGCTGACCGTACATAACGGCGCTGATTACATCTTCGAAATCTTCTTTTACGTCATCTTCCGTCTTAGGGCGGCTTGAATGGTGGTTAACGAACTCCAACACTATCTGTGTAGCGTGTTCTTCTGCAATTACAATATCGGGCATAGCGTATTAAGGGTTTTGAAAATTACTTATTTGATTGGCACCAGTTCGCCTCCGCCTGCTAACTTAAGCGTAGACTGCGCGTTATTGGTATCGAAATTATGCTCACCTACCGGCGAACCTTTGCCTTTGTATATCACCCCGGCTATAAGGCTAAAGGTCCACACGCCCTCTTCAGGACTTGCTGCCATTTTGTTTATAGCGTCCAGTTCCACGTTAGACAAAAAGTCTAAAGCTACAGGACCTTCCCACGACCAGCGGACGCGGTTAAGCTGACGCATATTCTTGCCGCTGCCGGTAACGCTATTAGCGTCATCGTTAGTACGTATACCGCCTTTATCGCCGGTGTTACTCTCATTAGCTTTCACATCGAAACGGATCGTACCGACTGATGGATGTGTACATGCTATCTCTAATACGTCTCCGCCTACAAAAGCCATAGTATCTTAATGTTTAAAATGAGTCAAATATGTTAAAAACCTGCTTGGGCAGTAGTACTTGAAATCCGAACTGTGCCCGTACGGCGATAAGGAAAACTGGTATTAAAGCGATTCGGGTTATCCTCGTCGATCTCTACCTGCAATCCGTCTTTACTGAACTGCGTATCGTTGATTAAAGCATCAGCTGCTTTAGTATCCAGGTAGTCGTAAATATTAGCCTTCCAGTCTTTCGGTTTAATGGCGTTATCCACGTCGGTTATCTGGTCGTCCGGTATAATAACTTTACCTATCAATACGCGATCTTCCATCAGACGATACCCGTATGCGATGTTCCAGTCCAAATTAAGGTTACGTGCGTAGTTGTATTGCAACGGATTCTCTCCTACCGGATGGTAAGTAGTCACCAAATCGATAACCTGGTACTGACCGTTCTTAAGCGTAACTGTAGATGAACCTGCCTTAATAAGCAGGTCGCGGTTATTGTAATCGGCCATAGGGCCTATAGAGCCGCTTGGCGGCACGGGCATATCGGGATAATACTGATACAACACATCTGACGAAGGGTTGTCCTGCATTGTGCGGGTAAACAATCGTACCATATTAGAAGCGGCCTCCCAAGGGAAACCCTCGCTGGCCGGAGCCGGAGCGTGTACATTAGTAACCTGATTAATACGAGCTGCCGCGTCGGTAATCGTGGTTATATCGTTGATTACGGAAAGCGTAGTACCAAAGAAAGCCATAAAAGGCTTAAAGGTGCGCCCCTCGTATCGGCCTGTGGGTGCTTGGTCGTCTGGTATGCCGTTAAAGCCTTCCAGCGCCGTAAAAGCTGCAGTACCATAGCTGTTAATAACAGTAGTATACCAGTTATCTTCAAATTGAAGTAAAGCCGGGGCAATATCAGCGGCCCCTGCGCCTGCCGTTGCTACCAAAGCGTAAGTTAAACCTGCAGGCACTCCGTTTATATCTACGGCTGTTTTCAGCTCAGCAGACGAAAGGCCCTTCCATTTAGTAGTTATGGTCAGAACCCCCGCCGCTACTGTTGCTATACCCGGAGCACCTAAAACGGCGTTTATGGCATTAGCGTATTTCTGAGCAATAGCTGTAGGCGTGTCGCCGGTTACGATATTAACTGCATAGGCCTTACCCTCTAAAGCCGTGCGGCCGTTTATGCGAATGTAATGTGTAGCATTAGCTGTAGCGTTACCTGTTATGGTCCAAACGTGCGTAGTAGCTGTGGCTCCTACTGCCTCTATCTGAGCCATAACAATAGTCGGTATACCGCCGACTCCATCGCCTGAAATAGGGCGAAGGATGCGCATAATCTGATGTATCGGGCTTCCGTAACCATACAGGTTACCGGCTTCCGCAGCCGAGGTGATTACCCTTTTAGTAGTGCTTATACCTGCCTGGTTAGCAGTATTAGCCTCCGCCAAAATTACGATTTGCTGAGGCAGATTAGGCGTCTCGTTGTCGAAAAAGCCTTTTTTAAGGGCGTATCCGGTTGTAGCGCTTCTGCGTTCAGATCCTACGGCTGTTGATATAGCTGCTGCCATGTTTGATTATGCGTTGATGTAAACAAATTTATAACCTTTTTCGGTAAGTTCAAGTTTTACCGAACTATTATTTTCAAGTAGGGGTACGCCTTGCCATGCGGGAGCGTTTTCCAGTATCCTGATACCGTACGATATGCGAGCAAATCGGGTACCGTCTGTATCTTCTTTTTGATGTGGATCGGCTGTAGCCAGCATATCTACATAAGCTCCCCCTATCGTACCTTGCGGCAAACCGAGGGTTCTGTAAAAACTGGCCCGGAGTATATGCATACACATACCCGCAATGCGGTGCAACAGAAAAATACTAACCTGCCCCGCAGTAAGTGAGGCAGTAGCAACACCGGAAGTAGTAATATCTATGAAGAAAGTAGTATAACTCTGCGCTGAGCGTTGAGTCATGTTGTTTTGAGCGTTCGCATGATTGCCCGACATAAAATTACTGCTGTCCAGTATAATATTCACTGTCGGTTTATCTGCTGAATCCGCTGGTGTAGACTTCTCTACAAAAACATCTGTACAGGGTATAGACTCTAACTCAATTTGTTTATTTAGCTCCGTAAACAGAACAAGACCGAGTTGATCACGTACTATTTCGAAATTAGATAAAGGTATAATATTGAGTATCTTAGGCTCCATCGTATCGTTCCAGCATGCAGATGATTAGGCCTAAAGTCCGGTTCGGGTGGCATTCTGCAATTTTGAAATTGCCAACAAGCCCCATTTCGTCCGTAACCGTAATTTTATGGCCTATTAATTTAACCAGTTCAGAACCCTGTTTTTTGTAGGGGTAATCACCCGATATGAGTTGAGCTTCCGGTATATCGTAGTGGTTAGAACTGGTATTGACCGTTTTACCATCGCTTAGATTGTCTAAGGTCATCCAGGTTCCAGTAGCAAGCCCCGTTACAGGTAAACTCAAAGATCCGGAAGGGTTAGTCAGAACTGCTTCTAACTGAAACCCCCCTTTAGAGGCAATTAATGCCGCATCTCTCCGGGCTAACTGTAACAGGGCACCACCAGCCATTTTTATTTAGTTTCTATCGGCTTCTCGGTTGCGAGGGCCTCTTTTATCTGATCAAGAGTAGCGCCTTTAGGAGCGTCAGAGAAAAACTTATCCAGGTATGAAGCGTGGGCTTCTTCCAGTTCTTGTTTCTCTTTTTCAGCAGCCTCGGCTTTATCCGCTCTGGTTTTAGCTGCTTTTTGAGCCGGAGTTAACTCAGGTTCATCAGCAACTTTTTCAAGCTCTTTATCTTCTTTTTTAGCTTCGGACTCAAGCTTAACGTAGCCGAGTTCTAAAGCTTTTTCAAGGTCGATAAGCTGTTCGCCTGTAATCACAGAACGGCCACGAGCAAAATCGCCATTCTTTAAATAAATACCGGTAATTACTACGCGGTACTCTTCTTTTAATTTTTTATCTTCTGATGCCATATCGGGTTATGCGGTTAACATTGAATAAATTCGGTCCACTGAAATCGGGATCACCAAAGGAGCCGATTCTATAACCTGATCCCAGGTCTTTTTCTTAGGATCGATCAGATCGTAAGTTACGAAAGCGCCTTCTTTAGGAGCAATATACTGATTAGCAGTATTCGGGTTGAAAACTGTAGGGATACCAGCGAAACCGGTTACACCTTCAAAATCACTCGGTAACAAGATAGCGATATCGGGGTCGAGATAGCTGGTTTTAGTACCGTCGTTATTCTCGTAATACCCGTCATAGGTCCACAAGCGTACACGAGCATCGCCTACGCCAATTTCACCGTGCAGAGTTATACCCGATTTGTTGTTGTACTGAGGCATCTTAATATCAACCAGGTTAATCTGATTGAAGAACTTAGCGCGGTTTTGAAGCGCAGTGTTATTCATCAAATTACTTAAGGCTGAAGCGCCCATCAGCAAATCTACAGTAGCACCCTGGGTAGTATTACCTTCGCGACGAAGGAATGCAATACCTGTTTGGATTTGCTGATAGATAGGGGCCGTAGGATCAGACCACATGTTAGCGCCAGAGAAAACGGGCATTGACTCAGCTTTACGGCTGTAGTTGATAACCGTGCCGAAGCGCATGGTAACCGTACCGAACTGCAACACAGAAGCACGTTGCTTCTCAATGGCTCGTTCGATCTTGTTTTTCATAGCGTTCATTTTGTCGGCAGCATCGCGAACCATTATGGCCGCATACTCTGCATTCAAACCTACGCCGCGACCGAAAGTCATATCATACCCTTCGCAGGCAGTTACGTCGGTAGACTCACTGAAGAAAGGGGGGTAAAATATCTTCTCGTTCGAGATAGAGAACAAGTTACGGTTAGGGTCGGTGCAACGCTGAACGTCAACGGCCACCAGTTGGCGGTGACGACGAACGGCGATTGATAAATATTTCGTTCCGCGAGTTACTGTCGGGAACCAGGCAGATAAGCCAAGTTGTGGCTGAATATCATCCTCGAAAGTGGCCACTAACGCCTGAGTGAATAGTGCCGAGTGTTGTGCTAAAGATATTGCCATTTTATTGGTTGTCTACTTTGGTGTTTTCTACTGCGCTATCGTCAATATGGATGCCGAGAGCATTAATAATATCCTTGACGGTTTTGTTACCTACGACAGTAGCCAAAGTAACCGCAGCCGGGAACACTAATTGTGTACCATCTATACCGCCTTCGGTACAAACGTTCATGACGATTGTTGCACCGTTAGCAACGGTGGTTACCTCTTCTACAGCAGATACGCCGATTAAATCAGCTAAAGTAGCCCCGGCTATAGCGGGTTTAAAGCCGTTAGTTACTGCAGTATCGCGTAACATTAGCTGGCCGGGAGATATATCTACAGGGGCGCCCGAACTGTTGGTGTATACACCTTCAGTGTAAAAATTGTTCCAGATGAAAATTTTCTTCTGACGGTATACCGCATTCGACTGATTGCTGGTAGACGATACTACAGTTATAGATTGTGCCATAGCTTAATTAAGTTTAATTTTATCGCCCAACAATGCGCCATAAATTGCAGCAGCCTCTTGCTGGTCGGCGGTCAACTCCGCAGTGCGTTCAGCAGCGGCAGGAGGTACAACCACCGGAGGGGCACTTTGACCCTGCAAACTTTGCAGTTTACCGGTGTTTGATGCTTTCAACTGAAGTTCTAAAACTTCTGATTGCTTAATCTCGCGACCTTCAGCAATACCTTTGCTAACAGCCTCAGGATCTACACTTGCAAAAACCTGCCAGCATTTTACCCGTTCCTGTTCTTTTGCAACTCCGTCGGTTACGCCTTTAGCGAGTCCTTCTGAGTAACCCTCGCCGCGAATGGCCGAGTAGGCTTCGGGAAACTGGGCTTTGATCTCTGTTTGTGTCATAGCACTTATGTTACTGTTGTTTTTTGATTTCGCGTTAAATTTAGGATTAGATTTCGACAATTCCAAAATCTTATTTGCAGCATCTTTTTTAGAGCCTATTGCGTCGATCATAGTTCCTACAACTTCCCGAGCCGGATACATGGCTCCGGTCATTTGGCTGTCTTTAATATTGGGCATCGCTGCCTTAGTAGACGTATGAAACTCTTCATTAAGCTTATCGGCTCTCTCTTTAAGGAGAGAAACGTCTCCGGAATTTATAGCCAACTCTTCGGCGGCGTTTTTTTCGGTGCTTTTAGTAGCGTAAACCATAAAATGCACTTCTCCGTTACCGTCCTTCTCTCCGTTAGGCACTCCTTGCGCTCCCGCTATAACCCCGACTGATCCTACTTCGGCATCTTCGCTTTCGGCCATTACATAATCGCCCTCACTAGCTATGCCATAACCCCCTGAAGCCGCCATACCTTGCCTTTCGACGATGGTAACCTTAGGTTTCTTTAACGACTTCATGGTGTTTTTCATAAAGTTCATTCCAGAAACAGAACCACCGGGGGAATCTATTACAAACAAATGCCCAACAACTGAAGGGTCGTTCTCAGCATTGTACAAATCTATAGAAAGCTCTTTCATTCCGCGACTGCTAGCGCCGCCGGCTTTGGTTATCACTCCGTTTATGTTAGTAACCGAAATTTTTTGTTCGGTCTTTGAGGTATTTTTGCTTTCTTCTACCGAAATAGTGGCACTCATATCGAGCTTTCCGTAACAAAAACTGTTAAGCCTTTCGGTCGTGTCATTAATAACCCCCGCCCTTGCGTCTTTAAGCGTATTTTTCAAAGGGTTTATGGCTGTAGATTCTACAACCCATAATCCTCTGTAAATCTCATGTGCTAAAGCCGTGTTAATCATATAGAAAGCAAATATAGATAAATTTTTAAATTACAAATATTTTTATATTCTGATCGGGAAAACCTGCTGGATCACTAAACCCGTAAAGCCTTTTAGTTTCCGGGTAATACTGTAATGGTGACAACATCTGATACGGATCTGTGCCGTATTTAACGTACGCAGTAACAGAAGCGGGGTAATCCGGTACTCCTTCAGACGTCAAGTCTATGTAAAACCCCGGATCTGTTCCCTCAATATCCGCAGCCGTTTTTTCTATTGGCTCTACAGAAGCCCCACCCCCTGAATTAAAAGGTAGCCAAACGATAGTATCGCTAAGGTCCGAATTATACCCGGTCATATTAGCATAATACACACCCGAATCTACGACTACGTCGCCCACGCGAGGACGTAGAAGCGCTGACCAGGTCGTGCTTTTATTCCTTATCCTCGTCGTCGGCTGCATCGCTGTTAGTATTAGAGTTAGTTTTCTCAGGCTCGGGGGCTATTTTAAGCTTATCGGCTAAAACCCTTTCGGTAGCTATTTTAGCTGCGTTGCTCTGCCAGTCGCCACCGCCAGCTTGCTCGGTAGCTTGTTCCAGACTTATGAGCGGGAAGTTATCATATGCAGCACCCAAAGCGCCGCGTATAGCGTTTATCTCTTTAAGCGGGTCGATGTGCGGCATGTTGGTGCCGGTAAATTTAGCGCCACTGTATGCTTCCACAACATCCATATTCTCGTCGTCCCAAGCCTTCAAATACCCGTCGGCCGTAACTTTGTTCTTAAGTACGTGGACGTACAACCATATCATGTATATCGGGCCGTAAAAGTCATTACCGCACTTAGCGCGATACAGAGCTACTACGTCCTGAAACGCAAGAATAGCAGCTCTTGACGCTGAATAATTGGAATTGTATTTCTGTAAAGCGACTTCCGGCGGAGTGCCAACGGCCGCACATATTTGCGTGAATATGGCGTTAAAGAACGGGTCGTACTGTATTTCCGATTGACTGGCAACCGCTTTAAGCGATTGGTCGGGGGCTAAACTGTGTACCTGTCTTTCTTCCGTGATAGATATAGCATTGGCAACCGCCGTAGCCTGCGCCATAGTGTCGGTACTAACACCGGTGCCTATGCGGGCCTTAATGCTGTCTGCAAGAGGGTTACTGCCGTCTGAATCGCGTCCATGCTCCAACACGTAAACTACTTTGGCTCGTTCTTCGGCCGTGGTAACTGTTGCGTTGGTGTATCGGTCAAGAACCGCAGCCTTTTCTAATATGGCAGCAGTAACCGGTACGCCTCTGTGGTGGTCGATACGGAGTTTCATTCCATAGCCCATCCAGGCCATAGTCATGCCCTCACTATTCTTAGCCTCTATCCGCTCTAAGTCGTAAATTAGAGACATTGCTCTCTCGCCATAGTTCTCTTTCTCTACGTAGAAAGCTACGTATTCGCCGGCCGGGTTGATTTCAACCCCTTGTATGATTATATTACCCGCTGCTTTGGCCGCAGTATAATACGCGTGAATAATAGGAGGGCTTTTGACGTGCTGGCCATCTACTACCTGAACTTTAAGATTGAATTTCTTATCGATACGAAGTATCACCAAGTCATCTCCCCCAAGCAGCTTGGTTTCTTCATGCTGCTGCGCGAGTTCGTGTAAAGAGTTCTTGCATTTAATATCCGCTCGTTTGCTTTTAGCCCAAACCTCGAAATAGGTTTCGACGTTAGTCGTAAATTTCTCCGAATCGAGTGTGATGCCTTCAAGTTCGAGCAGCTTCAAATGCGGTTCGGCTTGCATGGTTAACCCGCTGCCGATGATACGGCGAATAAGCGGGTTAAGAGCTGTTTTCACTACGTCGTTAGCGAGCCAAGCCTCGTAAGACCGGGCACGTAACGAGACGTGATCGGGTAAAAGGTTGATTGCTCTGCCTAAAGACCCGTTGCTTTTCTCGCCGTTGTACACACCAGAACGTATAACCACAGGGCCTGTATTAGAATATGGGCCTGAGCCGTATTCCGGTACCCAGGCTGCGGGCATTCTATGTTCGGGGTCTTGATCGTATTGCTGGGGTGGTGCTGCAGGTTCGGGTGCTTGAGTTACGGTCGTTTCTACGCCTTTACTATCGGTAATAACTTCCGATCCGTTCCAAAAACGTTTGATATCTTCTAAGAAACCCATATTTAACAGCAAAATCCCCCGCCTCTGTTAACAGTAGCAGCTGAGCGTAAATTGATAGTTGATCCTTGTAACTGGCGGATATACCGCTGCTTAACCAGATTTAAGGCGTTAAGAGCCGCCGTTATATCCTGAGAACTGCGGTAGTTCGTTTTAATACGTACTTGCCCATCGTCCAATTCGTACATGGCGATACCTACCCCGGCTCCGCTTGCCTGGTCGAGTATGGCTATTAGGATAGCAGCCTCGATGTTCTCGATAGCTTGTATTTTAGCTACGAGAGAGGTTCTACTCTCAACATATAAAGTGATTGATCCGTACTCGGTGCAGGCCATAAATGTTTTTAACAAATATGTGAACATTTAGGGCTAATTCCAAATATAAATAAAACACCCTCTGTAGTTTGGCTTACAGAGGGTGTAAATAATCAAATTACTAAAGTTATGAATCCTAAAGACGGCTAATATAAAAACTAATTCTGGAACATACAAATAAAAAGCGCAGCCTGTTTCCAAACTGCGCCCGCCCTATTTATACACGCTGCAAAACCCGTTGCTCTGCAAATATAATATTTTAGTTAACTAATTCAGCTACAAAATCTTCCCACGTATAATTTTTATACTTCGAAGGGTTTTGCTGTTTGGCCAGATCAAGGTAAACCAGTTTCGCCGCCTCATTGTATACCCGGACGTCCCAAAAGTGATTCGGGCTTAAGCTATTTTTCTTTTCCCACCGGTAGCCGATAACATCTTCACCTTTTTTAACCTCTGTACGCCTCTCGCCCTGGTAGTGGATGAAGAAATCAGCGTAAGTGTACTTCCCGTCGTTTGCCTGCGGATAATTCATAAAGCCGGAAGGCTGATTACTCCCTTCAGCGCCCCTACGAAGCTTCATATTCTCCGAAATATCATCCTTTATCTGGTTAACTTCAACATTATAAAACTTTTTAGGGTGCTCTACTGATCGTCTGACCGGGTTACTATCGCGCTGAGCTTTCCGGTAATTTTCATCGGTTTTACCCCTTACGCCATATACAACCAGCCCATTTTCCTGCATTTGAGTTATAAACTGCATAACGAGTTTCTCCATGAAGCCTGTATCGATCAAAGCGATATCTACTGGCCATCCGTCATCACCCTCTGTTTGATTTAATCTGGTAATGATCTTTTCTACCTCCGGCCAAACGGCGTTCGGCATACCGTGGGTATATGTCATTTTCTCCCGGTCGGCCTCTTTAGCTATATCATGTGTTTTCTTATCCCTTGCGCGTTTAAACGTACCTATGCTACCCTGATCTACAGAATAAGTGCTTCCCGAAGCAGCATGTGCTACTATCTCCCAATCTACCCGGGCATCATCCAACTCTCCGTTTAAGTCAAAACAAGCTGATAACAGAACTATTTTACCGTTTCCGTCCTCTTCGCTCGTTTCGTCAGGTATAATACCCGGTTTGTAGTCGCCCATGTTCTCCATGAGCACAGTAGATTTTGGAGTTTCGCCCAAATCCTCGAAAGGCAACCCGAGCCTTTGGTTATTAAACGCTTTCAGCTTACGTACAATCGGCGCACGGCCTGGGGGGTTCGCCTCTATCCACTCGCGTACTACCTTTTCCCACGAATCGAACATCGGGGGTATGATCAGGTCATTAAGATAGTAGCTCTCGTAGTACTTTACGGGTTTAGGGTTGGTAGCTACCCACAACCCGCTTTTGTTTAAGCTGTATTTATCTTTAAACGCTAACTCACCCTGGCAGCACTGCGTTACATATTTAACCGATTCGGGGATAAGCTCTCCGTATTCGTCCAGCAGATAAACGATACCCGCGCGTTTACCGTCGTCAAGCTTAACGCTAAACTCTACAGGAAACTGTTTGCTGCAGTGCGGGCAAACCCAATTCCATTTCTTCATAGTACCTTTTTGGTACTGCATCCAAATTTGTGAGTGGCCCGTAACCGTAGGCGTGGATACGTAAAAAGTCTTAGCGTCATCGCCGTAGGACTTCTGCCTGCCCTGCATCAGTTTGGTGATATCACCTTCATCGCCTATCTCCCAGGGCGCTGTATCGAAATCATCCGCGAAAATAGTTTTGGCTGAGTAGAAGCGGAAGGTATCGGGGTTGCTGGTACCCGCTGCAGTCATCGTGCCGCCTGCGTACTCTTTAGAGAACTTAGTATCGCCAGTACGTGTGTTCTGTTTCTTTATAACGTTCGGCCTGATCAGTTCCTGCATTCCGCTCTCCCGCAGTACGGGGTCGAAGCGTTCAGCCAGGGTACGACCCGCCATATCCTTATCGGCGGCAGTGAACAGCATTGGCTCCGGTATCTGGTCTATAATATAAAGCATACCGGGAATAACAACACCGGCGGTAATACCACATTGCGAGCTTTTCATCACGGCGATCTGCTGCGTGGGAGAACTCGGGTGCAGGTGGTCTATGATCTCCCGGCAATATGGAGTGAGGTCGTATCGGTACGGTCCCGGAAACCTTGTCGTAGATTTCGGGAGCCTTATGCGGTTCTCTACCCACTCAGAGGGCCGGGGCTTAACCATTTGGAATTTAAAAACCTTATCGTTGGTTTCGATCAGCTTCTGGCCCCAGGCCGCAGCAACCGGATTAGACAGCAGCATATCTGACGGGTTCTAAAAAAGGTAATGTAGTAGGACTTTGTATTCTCTTGGTGAATTGATGCTCGGGTTTTACGGCTTTCAGATAAAATCTTAATGGCACATAACCGCATTCATCGCAGCAATATATCTCTTCGGTCTTTTGCTTATACGTCATCCTGCTATAAAGAAATACAGTACCGGTTATGCAGCCGGGGCACATGAATTTATACCGGTTAAGTATATAAACTCTCATACCTTTCGTTGTCCCCTTGTTAGCGTTTCTGAATAATCGCCCACTAAGATTTCAATCTCCTTGTTAGAGGCTATGCGCGCTTCGTTGATGGAGCTTTCCAGTTCCACCTTAGCATCTTGCATCATTTCGGCCTGTAGTCCGGCATCGCATCCGGTCTTGGCCATAAATATTTTGGCAATCCGCTCGATGCCTTTACCGAACTCCACGAAAATAGTAGTGGCATGCCGTTCGATAACGCCCTGGGCGAGGTCGATAGGCAATAATTGTCCTGCCGCTTTCTGCAGTTGCATCTCTAATTGCTGGTTTCTAAGCTCTTTTTGCTTGATTTCCAGCTCTTGGATGTGGTTATCCTTATCGACTCTTCGCTGATCTACGGCTACCTGCCGGGCTACTTTTTGCTGTATTTCCTTCGGTTCGCGCTGGATTACCTCTTCTTTAAGCTTATCGATCTGCTCTTTTATGCCAGATGTAGCCTTTTTTCTAACTTTTGGCGGAGGTATTCGCTGTGCAGGAGATTGATTTTCGCTAAGATACTTGGCGTTGATAGGGTTCTCCGGGTCAATAAGTTTTTTATTACCGGGGTAAACCGAAACTTTCTTACGGAGTATGTGCACATTTAGCGTACCGACGTTTCCGTGGCAGAGATCGGCAAACTGTTGACGGGTGAGTAGGGCCATGGGTTAAAATATTATTTTAGCCTGCTTTTTCAGATTATCTATAGCCCACAAAGGCTGCATATCTACCATCTGAATATCTTTTACTAACGTGATAATCCGTTAAGTATTTATGCCTTCCGCATTTAGTGCATATTTTACTTGGCTCCCCCATACACATTACAAATAATTACAGTTCTGCAAGTGTAATAAAAAATAACAACACCTCAAAACCACTCCGTGGAAAAATTTTAAGTTCTAACAGGCCTCAAATAAATGGAAAATGTCCGATATCAGTGCAGCGTAACCCTTTGCAGCCCTGGAAGCATTTTTCCACAGTACCTTACTAATTTTGTTAGCATACACATACTAATAGTATTAGCACACACCAGTACACTAACTGCCCTCAAACAAAAGGCTTATTTTAAGCCCCTCTAAGCTATTAAAGTGTTAAAACCATACGCATATACCACCCGTACCCCGTTCGTGCCTTGTACCCACGTGTATTTAAGCGTACCGGCTTGCATTAACCCATACACCATAGCACTATACCATCAATAGCAGTGATCTGCCCATAAACCGGTACACACCAGGCTAAAGGCGTATTAGAGAAACGCTAATTTTACTACTAAAGTGATTGATTATTAAGCATTTAGCTATGTGAGAAACGCTAAAACGTTTTTAGAGAAACGCTAAAAAACCTTTGCGTTTCTCTTTAACTGCCTGATTTACAATGGCTACAAGCTATAATACACACAAGAAACGCTAATTATATAAATAATATACGTATAGGAATATCGCAAGGGTATACTATTAACGATGTATGTATTCACACATAATCATACATGTACGTAATTACACGTATATTTTAAAAACACACTTTTCGTAAAATGCGTGTATTTCGTCCTGTAGCAACTGGTAATCAAGCAGTTCTGTGGAAACGCTCTGCGTTTCTTTGCGTTTCTATAAACGTTAAAACGCTGATTTACAGGAACATTTGCGTTCCCGCTGATTTACAGCGTTTTACGTATTTACAGGAACGCTATTTTTGACGATGTGTAAAATATTTATAAAAATAAATTTGCATATAAAACTAAATGGTTTTATATTTGTCTTATAATCAAACAAGCACATTATGAAAACTTACAGATCAAACTACGACGCCGCTAAAGTAGTTAAGGCTAAATTTCCCAAAAGTAATTCGGTTGTAGTTGCAGCCTTTGGCATATCACACAACTACTATGAAGGCGATAAACAGGATAAACTAATTGCTAAGACGCTTTACACCGACAAGAAAAACGACACGTTTGTCGGGGTTGAACTTGAATTAAGATTTGAAAACTTTATATAATTAATCGCCCCGGCCTGAAATAAAGCCGGGGTTTTTAGGTGCAAAGCACAATAAGAAAAAATAATTTAAAATAAATTTGCATATAAAACTAAATGGTTTTATATTTGTCTAACAAATCAGAACAACGGTATTATGGCGTACTCAAACAGATCAATCTACAAAACCTTTCAGGGTGCAATAGTTATAGAAAAATACAAAGGTGTTAACCTGGTATCTAAACAGTACATAGGTTACTCACTTAAAGAAGCAAATAAATTATTCACTGAGTACTATAAAAACTTTAACTAACAATGAAAACAATATTAACCATTATCAGCATAGCCATAGTATTACTATGCTCAGGCAACGCAAACGCCGTTACCATACAATCTCAAGGCCGCGTTATTAAACTAACAGCCACACACGTTAAAACGCTTAATCAGTGCGGTATCATATTACCAGCCGGCGTTCAAACTATCCGCAATAACGATTTAGCAGATCGTATTATATTAATCCTTAACAAGTAATTACATTAACCTTTTAAACTTCGAATACAATGGAAACTCCAAAAATTTATGTTGGTACATATGCAAAATACAATGCCGGTTCTATCGGCGGCCAATGGTTAGACTTAGATGATTATTCAGACGTATCTGAGTTTTACGATGCTTGTAAAGAGTTACATGCGGACGAAACCAATCCGGAGTACATGTTTCAGGACTGGGAAAATATACCCGACGCGTTTATAGGTGAAAGTTATATTTCGGAAAACTTTTGGCCGTACATGCAAGCCGTTAACGATTTGGATAACTCCGAAGCCTTCGAGGCGTTTGTTAACCACTTTGGTTATGATTTGGCTAAAGAAGATATTGACGTATTAATCTGCCGCTTCGATGATAGCTATTTCGGCGATCAGTCTACAAGTGATTACGCATATGAATTAGCACAGGAATTTTTGCACGACGTACCGGAAACCGTTAAGTCATATTTCGATTATGATAAATGGGAGCGCGATTTGTTTATGTCAGATTTTACTGAGGTTGACGGTTTTATATTTCGTAACGTATAACATGAAAATATACATAATAATCGAAGCAAACGCTTACGATGGTTATTACCCGCCGGACGATTTTTATTATATAGATAAAGCCGCCGCCGATAAAGAATGCGAACGGCTAAACATAGCACAAAGCGGTAATAATAAAAAACATTGGTATTTCAGTGTACAGGAATTAGAAC